TTATTTCAAAACCCGGATAAATCCCACATTTCTCTCTGCGACGGTTACGTTTATAAACGGTTGCGTATAACCCGGGTGAGACACTTTAACAATAATATAATCTTCTTGCGAATCAATCAGACGGCCTTCCAAAAACTGATTAGATTGGAACACTTCCACGTCCGATCCTATATAAGAACGTAATGCCTGACTAAGTCTCACTATAATTCCCCCCTATTCTTCGTCTGAGAAAGTTAGAATATTTTGAAGAGGAATGAGTACTAGATCCCCTGTCGGTTCACTTAGTTTTACATAGTCTTCTCCTACTTCAATAACAATACCGGCAATTTCTCCCCCGGTAGTTTGAAAGACGACTGCCCGTCCACCTTTTGTCCGCAAAATTTCGGCAATCTGACGAAGATGGCCTTCAAGCGCATCCGCCCTTACTGTCAGGTCAGCGACTTGACCGGTAACCCGGAGCAGATCCTTCTCCAGCTTATCTACCTTGTGCTCTAACCTTCTCAATCTTTTGCCCCATGATAGGCGGCCAAATCCCCACCTTAAAAACAATCCTAGTTGTATCCCCCCTCCCGGGCGTTTGATTTCTTCTTGGAGACAGGACTCATCCTGATGATTTGTCAAAGGTCTCACTCCTTTTTTGGGTCGAAATTACTATAGTTTATGAAAGAAACCTGTACGAGGAACCGACTCTTCGAAAAATGATGAGATCAACTAGAATTGTTTAGATTAGGAACGTTTTGGTAGAAAGAAGATTTTCCATTCATAAAAACCCCCGTGTTCGAAAAAAAGTGCAGCAACATTTATCCGGACTTACTAATGTGACTCTTCTGGAGCCTCTGGATTACCTAACATTCTCTCATTTAATGAAACAGACCTACCTGATCGTAACGGAACTCTGGAGGGATTCAGGAGGAAGCCGCCTCTTTAGGAATTCCCCTGCTTGTTACCAGGGAAACTACAGAACGGCCCGAGGGGATTGAGGCAGGTACGCTGGCATTAGTGGGAACTCAGGAAAAGTATCTATGCAAAAATGAAAGCTTTAATTAACGGATCAAGCAGCATATAAGCAGATAGCTCAGGCCAATAACCCGTTTGGTGACGGTACTGCATCAGCAAAAATTGTGAGGTTTATTAAACAATAAGTTTTCTCTATAAAGGGTTAGTAGACGGGGCTTTCCTTAAATCTATTCCCAATATAAATAAGAGGCTATCCATTCTGATAGAGAAATCATTTACCTTTCTCTGGGATAGCCCCCTACCCTGTCTAAGTGAACCGAAGCCCCTAATATAACTATTTACATCTTTAAAACCCTTGATTTATAAGGGTTTTTCTTGTTCGCATCTGTTCGTATCCGAGTGAATTAGGGTGATTCCGAGTACATTTCGTCCCCAATTCGTCCCCAATGGGGGCATGGGTATGCAAATTAAAAACATACCAAATTTGTAATTTTCTATTGCCTGTACAACATTTAAGATGTAAACTGGACACGTATGCCTAAATATATAAATTATGGGAGTTGAAAAACAAATGAAGATTTTTAAAAAATGGTGGTTTTGGTTGATCATAGTTTTAGTGGTCGGAGGGGCATTAGCGGCTAATGGTCAAAAATCCAAGCAAACAGCAGTTTCACAAGAACAGAGCGCGGAAAAAAGTACTGAAAAGAAAGATGAAAAAGCTGAAAAGCAAGAGAAAGTATCTAAAATTGGAGAACCTACTACGATCGGTAAATTTGAAGTAACTGTAAATGGCATAAAAGAAAATAAGACCATTGGCGAAAACGAATATATGCAAAAGAAAACTGAAAACCAATTCTTAGTTGTAGATGTTTCGGTTAAGAATTTGGATAAAGATTCTCGTACAGTTGATACCTCTATGTTTAAAATTATTGATGGCAAAGGTTCTGAGTATAGTCCTTTAAGTGATGGGGATTTATATGTTAACTCATCCAATAACCAAATGTTCTTATCTAAAATTAACCCCAATATCGCCAAAAAGTCTAATGTGGCGTTCGAAATACCTGAAGGTGTAACTGGGTTGAAGTTACAAGTCGAAAGTGGACTTGGTCTAAAAGCTGGTGAATCTGCAACTATTGATCTTGGTAAATAAATCACCAATTACACCCAGTTCCTTTAAGGAACCGAGTTCACTTCGATAGTAAATTACGTCCAACAGCCTAAAGCAGGTCAGTTGTTAGGTTATATTTTCCTCTTGAGAAGAAGATAAAGATATGTTACTTTAAAAATATGCCGGTACACCAACCATTGAACCAAGGTTGGCATTTACTCCGTTAGTTCAAAAAAAAAAATCACGTTGGCATTTTTAGCCTTCGTGGTTTTTTTTGTTTCGGTATTCAACCAATATTTTCCATGTCTTTTAAAGACATCGGTTCTTGCCAGCTTGGTTTAGGTATGATAATCTAATCTTATCTTGTTCTTGGTCCCACCTGAACAAGATCCAGTGTTCATAAAAAAGAAGATCATATTGGTAGTTTATTCCTTCGTGATCTTCTTTTTTATGCGCGCAGGCAGAAAACCCATACCCATATTTTACCTTGATCAATACAGCAACTTATGTTAATCTTACAGCATATCCTAGTTTCTTATTCTGGAAAATCTTCATGTTGGCTCCCTGTTCGGGAGCTTCTTTTTTTTTGTACGAAGCTTATATTATCTGTTTTGCTAGTAAGAATAATGTATGCTATTCTTATATCGTACATCCCCTTTTTTTAAACACTTGTGATCCCACTGTCTAAGACACAAAAAAAAGAAGATCGCGAAGGCGTTTAATTCGCCAAACGTGATCTTCTTTTTTGCGCATGGAGAGTACCAGATTTATGATACCCCAGAATTAAGAAACTTATTCCAAACCTTTTAAATTATCTTCGAACAAGCCGTCTATTCTTTGATGCTTTTCGCATCTCTTCCCTGCCTGCATGAATTCGGTCAGTTACTTCTGAGAATTCTTCATCAAATGCCTTTTCCTGTTTCAAGGTTTCAGATATTCCATCACGAATAAATGTTTTTAGTTCTTTTTTCACAGTATCCATTCTCCTTTTGTTCTGATTGATCGTTACTGCTCTTTCTTTACAGCACTCTTACCAGCACTATATAGCCCGCATGAAGTAAGACCAGAGATAATACCGTACATAATGCTTGTCTTTATATCACCTGGGAAGTATACAACTCCTGCTACGATGCCCAGGATAACGGAAAGAACCGGAGCCAGACGAGCCGGCAGTCCGATTCCTTTCGCCATTTCAACAAAACCGACAATAACGGCGACCAGTAAAGCATCTGTGATTTCTATATTCATCGTGCCCTTCCTCCCTACTCCAAAAGTTTATAAGTCCTTTCAAATACATCTGGCTTGCAGGGGTAATACTCTCCCTTAACGCCCCGTATGATGTAATCGCCGGGACAAACAACAAGCCAACTTTCTAATGTTTTACAATGCCCATGTAAAGCTACTGAATTTCCACATACTCTACAAATATTTTTGCAAACCCCGTCATGGTCAAGTTCCCGTATTTGGGCATCGGGAACATCACCCTTCCGCCACCACCGACCTGCCGATACCACAACCGGCTTTTTACGATACTTTTTCATGCTAGCCCACTCGCCAAAATGTGGTTATTCAGCCATACCAATTCATCAACGGTAAGGGTGTGGTTTTCGATCTTAACCATCCAATTCCAATCAGTAAACTTCCCTGCGTTCCAGGCTAACCCCATATTGTCAAAAAGCTGTCTCCACTGCCAATCTTCAAGTTGTAACGTTCTATTCATGTCGTCTTCCTCTCCTTCATAGGCTTGTTTAATTCGCTCTATAAAGCTTGGTATTCTTCCCTCATCTAACATTCTGTGCGGGCAATATTTACCGTTCCAATGCTGGTGCGGAACCACATTTCCAATAGGAATGCAAAACTGTTTCATAAGCTGAGCAATGATAATAGCCGCATTATCTTCTGCTTTGTAATATCGACTCCCACCGGACTTGGAATAACAAATCTCTACGCCGATGGACTGACGGTTTCCTGTTCTGTTCCCGTCTCCGCAGTGCCAGGCATTTCGATCAAAAGGAATGCCCTGAACAGCTTCTTTATCGTCCACAGCAACGTGAAACGAAACCTCGTTACTATTCCCGATCATATATCGAATCTCATTATTTGCAGGTGCATCGTTCCAAGTGTTATGGAATGTGATGTACTTAGGTGTCATTTTATTCGGGCATTTAACGCCATATTTACTTGGGTCTACTAACATTTGTCTGATTTCCATCATTGGGCTTCTCCTTCCCCAGGTTTTCCTTTTAGAATCCCTTTAATCTCGGCAATATCACTTGAAAGAAGGCTAAAAGACTTTGCTTGCTCCCGGATCACTTCCTGGTTCTCGCTAATAGTCTTCTGATACTCCTTCTCCCGTACTTCATTTTTCTTCATCGTGGTAAACAGCAGCCAGATAAACAGCGCACCAAATATCCCGGTATTTAGCGCTGTATTAAAAATTTGGTCTTCCATAGTCCCCTCCTGTTTTTTCGCATAAAAAATGCGCCTTATTTTTTGGCGCTAATTGATTCCTCTTCCATTTTCTCAAGCTTCTTTCCGACCTCTTCCCGCAGATTGTACAGATCCGGAACAACGCTATATGGATGTACTCCAGTCAATACGGCTCTACACCAAACGTCCACACAGATACTATCTTCATTAAACATCTTTCTTAGCACCTCCTAAAGCAAACGTGAGCTCCATGATGGCTTTGTCCATATCTTCCTTTTGCTTGTTCAGTGCTTCTTCCAGGTCACGAATTCGCTGCTCTGCCGCTGGAGAATCTGGATGGCTTTCGGCGTTCTCCTGCTCCTCACGCTCTTTTACAATGTGTTCAAATACCTTTTGGGCTTTTACCTCTAAGCTGTCATTCTCGTCAAAGAGGTTGCCGCCAGCGTTCGCGTTAATGATTTGAATGTCTTCAATTCGTGTGACTCTACCGTTCTCCATAATAAGAATCAGGTCTGCATCCACCCAATGCGGATTAGATTCTAATACTTTCTTCGCCGGAACCCCGTTAATACTTTCTTTCTTGTCCCAAATGGCGTATTCCATGCTTACATCCTCCTAGTTAAGAATTTTTGTCCACTTTTGACCGTTGCCAAAATAAATAGGCTTATAGACCAATATTGCCAACTTGTTAAAGTAGTAGGCACCATCAAATTGCATCCGTTGGCTGTACTTAATGCCTAATTTTGTTTTATTAGGGATATTTACATCTTTCGCTGTTCCGTTTTTAAATACCAAGGAGTTAGAAGGATACCGTTCTGGTGTAATACTATAGATTTCTAGTTTGCTTAGATTATCACCATTATACCCACCTATAACGTAAATCTTATTCCCTACAGCACTTGAGGTTAGAGAACCTCTTGCCGTTGGCATGTCCGCGCCCTTTGTCCATGTATTTGTAGTTGTATCGTAAATCTCTAATTCATTTCTACCATTATACCCACCTATTACATAGATTTTATCTCCCACTGCACTTGAGGTTAGACCGCTCCTTAACGTTGGCATATAGGCTCCCACTGTCCATGTGTTGGTGGCGGTGTCGTAGATTTCCAGTTTGTTCTCGCCACCATTCCCGCCTATTGCATAGATTCTATCCCCCACTGCGCTTGAAGTTAGAGAATTCCTCACCGTTGGCATGTCTGCTCCCACTGTCCATGTGTTGGTGGTGGTGTCGTAGATTTCCAGTTTTTTATAACCACCTATTACATAGATTTTATTTCCTACAGCACTTGAGGTTAGATAAGTCCTCCCCGTTGGCATGTCTGCTCCCACTGTCCATGTGTTGGTGGTGGTGTCGTAGATTTCCAGTTTTTTATAACCACCCCCGCCTATTGCATAGATTCTATCCCCCACTGCGCTTGAGGTTATAGAACCTCTTGCCGTTGGCATATCTGCCCCTGCTGTCCATGTGTTGGTGGCGGTGTCGTAGATTTCCAGTTTGTTCTCGCCACCATTCCCGCCTATTGTATAGATTCTATCCCCCACTGCGCTTGAAGTTAGATGGCTCCTTGCCGTTGGCATGTCTTTCCCCGCTGTCCATTCACCAGATTCAGAAAAAACATCTGTATACACAACATTTTGTATTTCATTTTGCTCATCTTGTATCCAAAACCCCGTTTTGTTTGTCGGCTCTGTAGGCTGCACATATATCGGAATATTCCCGTTATCAATGCTTCTAATTTTTGTTGCTAAGTCTTTAAATGTGTCCTCTTTTACCGCGGGCACTCCTTGGTCAGTAATGGCCTTAGCAACTTGTTCTTTCCCATTACTGACAGAGGTAAAAAGCTCGCTAATCGTAGTTTCAACATCTTTGTACTTATCTAACGTTTCTTTGATTCCGCCTTCAATCCGGTTAAAATCCTTTTCTGTCACCGTATCATCCAGTTTCCAATCCAACTTGGGTACATATGCCAAAGGTTACACCTCCTCCACAAATAAGGTTTGTTTGATCACGGTATCTGAAGTAATCGGGATAAAGACCTCATTTTTACTAATCAACCCACCGTCCGTTGCTTTCACTTCAATGGTATTGATGTTTTCTACAGCGCCCTTGGGCACCATATACTCAAGATTAATTACGTGCTCATTAAGCGTCTTCTGAACGTTTTCAACTTCATATTCAGAGTTAAGAATTACTTTTCCTATTCGGTTCTGAGCATACCCTGCAACCTCATTTAAAAAATCTGTAGCAATCATTTCACCAGTTCCTCCTTGCCTCTCTCTGCGAATGGAATCCGGCCAAGTTTCCATGAGCCGAGTTTGGTCTTACGGCTCAAAGTAGACTTGTAAATATGCTCCCCAATCCCTATCCCGTCCTGTAGGGAGGTTTCCTGGTTGTAGACTAGATTAGCCGGCTTAATGGTATGGATGGTGTGTTCCACTTCCCGAAATACCGCAGCATCATTGATTTTAGTATTGACCTTTAAAATAAACTTCTGAGGGTCCACGCTGGCCGTCGCTCGACCTTTCCCAAGCAGAAAATCAAGTCTTTCCTGCAAATACCGGATGGTAAAAGGAGGCTTAGTCGAATACCGGTTAACGATACGCTTCCGCCGGAAGTCTAGGCTTTCTTCCTGTGGATCTGCTTGAATTTTTAGCTCGTCCTCTCTTCTCTTTACTGCAATTTCATCTGATGAAAGAACAAACTGGTTATTTAGTAACCTATCAATTTCATTTTGAAAAAGTAATGTTTCTTCATCCAATGTCTTCATAAGTTCTTGAAATTCTTTTATCTCCCCGTAAAATTCGGGCAAAAGAAAGATAAGTTTTTCATTCATAGATTATCCCTCCAAACATTGGAATTTCTTCTGTATTTAATTCCAAGTTGGTAGGACTTTCATTGATTCTCGTATTCGCAATGTCTGCAATTCCTTTTACTGTTAAGATTCGCGCTTCTATTTGGCTGATACGCACAATTAATCTTTCTTCTACTTCCCACGCCTTGCGTAGAGAAAAAAGATACTCATAAACAGCTTGTTTGATTTCATCTTCAACTTGTCCTATTGTTACGCCCCGATCCAGTGTAAGCATTGTTTTTATGTTAATCGTTACCGAAGAAACAGCTTTTATAGTTACGGCATGTCCAATAGGTGCCCAGCCAATACCTTTTCCATTGTTTTTTTCCGGGTCCATTTGAGTCTGAATATCCTCCACCAGTTGGGGGAAGGCGGATTAAAATCACTCGCGATAATCGTACACTTGACCGTGCCGCCACCCTTCCAAGCCGGAAATACTTTTACTCCCCCACGCCACGAATGGACTTGAGCTTACGCTGATAATCGGGGATATTTCCGCCAAACGGCTTTTCATTGAGCTGGTCGAAATACCTTTTCCTTAGACTTTCATCATCCTCTTCATCTTCTCCGGGAATGATAATGTCAGTTAATTCTGCGCTTGCCAAACCCTCGATAAAATCAATCGGAAGCAGCTTGCCAAAGTGCTTATTTCCTATCTCTCCAGGCAATTCCGACTCTAAGACGTATTCGCCTATAGCCAGTTTCTTAATCGCCTTATAGGTCACCTTTTCAATACTAAAACGGCTGCCTATGGGTATGTCTTTAGGCTGACTGTTTGTATCTTCAAAGACACCTTTCCTTTTTGCTTTTGTAGCCGGCTCCCGCGTAACCCCAAAGTCTGAGGTGTTCCATTCCAGATACTCACCAGAGGCTGTACTGGCTGAAGATAGCTTCCAGTTTATATCCAAATCTGCGTAAGCTTCAGCTAATGAAAAAGCAATGGGGGCCAAGGCATCATAAATCACGCTGCCTTCCCGTTTGTCCACGTCACCCGAAACCCTGTCTAACATTCTCTTCATGATCGCTTCAAAGGTTTGTTCCTCATACAATCTCCTTCACCTCCTGTTCTTGGCTGAAGCTCCCAAATACGCTCGTTACAACGAAGGATACGGCCGCAGAATCACCAGACGAATCAAATCTAAAGTTTCCCACATCTTTTATTCGGTCATCTTGTAACAGGGCTTCTGAAATCCGTCTTTTAAGCTCAGACTGTACAAGCGCGGGAGCCTTGCCGATAAGCGTTTTAATGTCACTACCGTATTTATCGCTGTATATGAGGTGCTCGAAACGGGATGTACACAGGATTTTCTTTACAGACTGCTTTACGGATTCCAGGCCGTCTACAGTTCCCGTTACTCGTTTCTGTTGAAAATCTATTTTGTAGGTCTTGCTTGGCTGCTGCATGATTTGAATGATGTCATCGGGCGCTAAAATGGATCCGGTAGGAAGCATGGTTACACCACCTTTCCAAGTATCACATAACTATGCCCGCCTTGGACGCGAAGCAAAGCTATTCTATCTCCCGTAGATAATTCCTTAACCTGATCCAACACAATAAGAAAATCCTCTGTGAGGGTGAAACGCTGATCTACGTTTACCTCAAGAGGATTCGCTTTCGTTACTTCACCAAACAGGATGGATACAGGGTTGCTCGTATCGACAGCGCCAAGAGCAGCCTGCTTAATAATGTTCAGCATTATATCACCTTCAAATCTAACGTCATCGTATGGTCTTCTCCCTCAAACTTATGGGTGCACTCGTCAATTAGAAAATATTGTTTGATCTCCAATTCCTTGATGACAATGGGAATAAAACAACCTGCACGGATTCGCAAGTCTCCAATGGCATCAATCCGGATTTTTCTTTGTTCCCGGTTGTGCAACTCAATGAGGTTATTCATGATCTCCTGAGCTTGGGCGCTGTTCAATTTTTCGTCTACCTTTCTGAAAAGCTGCAGCCTTCCCCACCTCGCTATATTGGCGCTATCTTGAGCGATATAAACATCTCTGCGTTTCGTTTCTTTGTTGTCCTGAACCACTTTCACCCGGTTGTATGTCTCACCATCAATGGACCTTTCATAGTCGTAATCCGTCATTAAGCTTTTATCCCCTATTACGGCATCTACCCTCATGTCATTGATATTTTTTAAGGTGAGGCTCCCAAAATCATCAAAAAGGACATAGTTTCGGTGCGTGGCGATGAGTGTTGTATCTAAAGCTTTGCAAATGATGTCCATAAGCTTTTTGTCGTCCTCGGCCATGGGTGGGAGGACATATCCGGTATCCGCAAGTGTGCCCACAGAAAGCTGCAAATCCCCTGCAATACGCCGGATCACATCGGTAGCTGTCACACCTTTAAACACATAGGTGTCATTCGAATTTAAGTAGCGCGTTTGATCATAACAAGTGAGTGTAACTTGTTCATCTGCTCCGCTGCTGATCTTGAAAATGTACCCGTAGAATAGGTTTACACCGTTCATGCGAAACCGGACTACATCCCCATTTTCAAAACCAAAAATAGCATTCTGATACAATCCCTTTTTGATACAAGATATACTTAATTCAGCCGGCTTTCCGATCCGGGATGTCTTATAAGTGATCTCCGTTACGAGTTCAGAGATTTCCCAGATGATCCCGCGCTTCTTGCTGTCCATCAGGATTTCTTTAACACTCTTTTTCATGGCCTCACCTTAACCTTATGACGGATCCAACTTTTAATTTTTTCACCTGTTCGTCTGTCAAGTTATTTAATTGTTGCAAGTTCTTTAGAGTGGTCCCATGCTTCTGGGCGATGCGGAAGAGGGTTTCGCCGGGTACAACCTTATGTGTCGTTTTGGATTCTCGCTCATCCGGCCGCCCCGCGTCCACCTGTACCCCGTTACTGGTAATGATGGCCCGGTTAGCCTCGTAGAACAGATATTCCTTGAGACTGAGCGAATATTCAATATCTCCCGGTGATCCTGCTACTTCCTTGTAGGTGAACTCTTCAATGGACATGGCCAGATTGATATCTATCGTATCCCCCACATAGATAAACCGGATTGGGTGGATTTTGGTCAGCCACTTTTCTATATAGCCCACATAGTGGGAGGGTTCCAAGAGTACCGCGTCCTTTTCGACAAAGGGATAATTCATGGCCGGAAAAATGCTCTCGAACTTGATGTCACGAAGCCTTAACTCTTTAATCACATTGATTTCCCCTAACCCTACCGCACTGTATGTCTTACCGTTATTTCCACCACTGATTTCAATTTCTTCCGGACTTACCGGGAGTTTGAATCCTTCCTCCTGGTTGTTATAACTGAGCCATATCCCCGTTCTCATCCATACACCCCCTGAGCAGCAGAGACAAATTCCTTCTCAAGTTTATCTGTGATCCGATCAATCATCTCATCAACCGTATAGCCTTCTCGGATATCTCCTGTCGTGACATTAACTGTCGGAGTTAGCGTAACGAAATTCTGGATACTCTTCATTTCTGCCAACTCCCGCATGACCTTCAAGTCCTCACTTGAGATATCCACTTGATCTTCGATCTTCCCGACCTTTTCCACTTTGTCCAACTTCTTCGGCATTTTGGGCGCCTTTGGGGCTTTTGGTTTCTTCCCCTTTTTATCATCAAGAATAGGGGCTGGACTGCCTGCTTTAGCATCCCAATCTTTCAAGATCGTGTCTGGATCATATCCGGGCATTGTAAAACCATTTTTGAACTTATTCATAAATCCTGCACCGCGTCCATAACCCGTATCAAATGAATCTTTTAGGTTCCACTGCTGTTCCATTCTGTATTTTGAAAAGTCTACAACATCTTTATCGCTTGTGGGCTTCGGAATGCTATCTATAACACCCTGCACCCTATCTGAAAGGGCATGAGGGTTCTCGGTATCCAGGAGTCCCACTGACTTAAATTCGGTACCCAAAACCGCATTGAGCCCTTGGGCAAACAAGTTAAAGGCTCTAAGTGCTATATTGATAGCCTCAAAGATCACCTTTGTAAATCCCCCGGCGAAATCTTCGGCACTCCGGGTCATATTGACCATGTATTTGCCAAAGTCTACCGCCATATTGTAAAAATAGTTCTTCACTGCGTATACAGGATCAATAAAGACATTCACCAAAAACTCAGCGAACGATACGACCCTATTCCACATTAAGGCAAAACCATTATGAAAAAAGGCAAAAAAGGAGCCGAATAATCCAGCAACAAAACCTACGATTTCCTCTGCTGTAGTTCCAAAATAAATAAGAACCGCAATAATTAACCCTATAGCTAATGCAATTCCAAATAATATCGGGTTAGTCAGTAAAAATTTAAACATGGATACTACAGCAGACCAGGCAGCCTGAGCCACTTTTATTAGGGCGCTGACAAGAACAGGCAGATATTGCAAAGCTAAGATGGCGACAAACGCTAATATAGCTGGGCTATATTGATAAAACAGATCAAACACCCATATAAGAACATTTCCAATCCAAGAAATAACCACAGCAACACCGTACAATAACGCACCAAGCACCGTAAAAAACGCTTGCATCCCTTGACTTTGCAAGGCTTTATTAAAAAGGTCGATCAAGGGCATGAATACCTGAAGGGCCCATTTTCCAGCTTCAGCAAACATGTTCTTTAGATTGTTTAGAAGCATCTTCCATCTATAAAACGGACTATCAAGCATTCTCTTAAAAGCGTCTTCACCCATGCTTTCAAGATCTAAAAGTTTCTGGAACGATTTAATAAAGCCGTCGATGTCGCCCTTTTTGGCTTTTTCGACTAGTCCGGTACTTCTGATTTTTGCTTTCCCAATATTGAATCTTTCAGATAGAGAGACTATATCACCAGAAAGAGCTTCCTTAACCGAAAACACAGCTCCTTCAAGTCCATTTCCTGCTGTATCAAATGCATTTAATTGTTTAGCAATCATCGTCAAGTCTTGAATTTGTTTCGAATTTCTTGTGGTTGAGAAAAATGATAAAGCACCAGTCAAGGCGTCATTTACATCAACACCGGCTTTAATTGCGTTAGCCTTAAACTTTTCAAACATTGCTTTCCCAACTTCAGCATTTCCAGTCCTGGCTTTGAACATATCCTCCATCTTTTGTTGTTCCATGGCGCCACCCAGAGTTGCTTCCCCTAACTTTTTGGCTGTTTCGATGCCTATATATGCCGCAGCGACTGCTTTGATAGTTTTAGCTAGGTTCTGAGCTTTATTAGTGCCATCCTGAAGCTGATGGTTGAATTTGGACTGCGCCGCTGTATTTTTGGTAATTACCCCACTGACATCTAAGGAGACTTTCATATTATTTGTCCGATTGGCTGTTGCCTGCAATTTTTGTAAAGCAGAGTTAGCGGAATTAGCGCCACTGACATAATGTTTAAATGGGTTAGAAAATGCATCAAAGATTTTGAGTGATGCAGCTACAGTTGCCATACTTCACCCCCTAAGTAGAGAAAGGCACTCTATAAGAGCGCCTTACCCACTGTTATTCTTTCATTTTGTCTCGCAATTTCTTCTCTTCTTTCACGCGCATATCAATCATCTTGTAGATGGCGGCTTTTTCAAAGCGCGACATTTTGACTAACTCATGTGGCAAAATATGAAGTTCATGGAGGGCGTAGTAAGCATAATTCGTCTCACCATCGCCCTCTTCCATTAGTTTTTTATTTCTTCTTTTAGATCTTCGATGTCTTTATCAAAGCCGTTGATCTCCTGTACTTTTTCAATCAGATTGGCATACTCCCCAGGGAGCAGCATCCTGCGTAAGAGGTTTTCAGCTCCCAGGGTACCGTAAGATTGTTGCAGTTCCACATTCTTTAAATCTGGGAAAACAACACTAGCTACCGCCAGTTTCGCCAAGTAAAGCTCATTATTGGTTTCTGTCGTATACATGCCATTTTTAGATTTTACTTTTCTTGTTGCGGACTTGCGGATCTCTTCATTCTCGGCTTCGGTCATGCTGCGGATTTCCCACGGTACAGGTTTCCCGTCTTTATCCTTAAACCGATCGGATACCACGACCTTCTCCGTAATTGCTTCGCCAGCCTCTTGGGCAAAAAATGCTTGTAATCCTCCACTCATAGTTCTTCATTCTCCTTTTTTTAAAAAAATTAGTATAGGGTTGGTTTTTTGGACGAATCGATAATATCTACATCGTCGAAGGTGAAGCTGACTTCTTCATCTAAAGCTTCACCATCAACATCCAGTTTAGCCATGATCACTTCGTCTAAGTTGACGTTCTTTAAAATGACGGTTTGGGCTCCTATTTCAGATGTTGGATCATCATTGGTGATCATGATATCAAAGTAGGTATCTTTCCCTGTTTTGATGTAATCCAGCATAAGCTGGCGGAAAAGAGTCGTGACATAATAAATAGTCATTTTCCCTTCGCCCGACCATCCATTCGCTTTGTGCTGGTCGCCACGTTTTCCCAGTGTACGAATTTCCTTTTTATTTTTTTTGGCGGTCACCTCAATGCTTTTTACGTAAAACATTTCTTCTGCTCTTCCCTTGATGGTTGCATAGGCTCGCCCTTCCTGTCCGGAAATGGCATCTGCTGCTTTCATCCAAGACATATCATTTCACCTCTACTTGCATATAGATTTTTTCGATGGCATCCACCGGTTGGATATACACGTCCACCGTCACGCTGTCTGAATCCTTGCCGGGTTCTACGGTTACGTCTTTTTGGGCATCGAAGTTCTGCACTGCGTTCATACCTTGATACAACTCCAGCAGCCGAATGAGTTCTTGCTTGAACAGGTTTCTTCCATCTGCGTTGTTATCTACCTTACCGATATACTGGGTTTCGTATATCCGTTTGCTGTCATTGGCAAGGCCGTCCAGCGTACGGATGACCCGGTTTTTGGAAAAATGCTTTCCTTTCTTGGCCGTTACCGTCTGGAACGTGTTAATATCTTGCTCCACCACGGCTTTTCCGTTGTTAGCGACAAATAAAAATTCTCCCTGGCGGAGTGCTTGTTCCACTTCCTGATGGGTGTATCTTGTATCCGCATCGACAGCTCCTTCATAAGCCTGGAAGGTAAGGGATTCGTTCGCCCCTGCCGAAGCTGTGGCGGCCGCAGTCCAAACTGTAGCTTGAGCAGCATCCAGTCTGGTTCCGTCTTCCAGAATCACCCCGTTTTTCACACTGATGATACCTTCGTAATCAGCTTTATAATTCGGGAGAATTGCTTGTACTTTTCTTCCTTCCGATTCCCTCCATTCCTTAATTTGAGTGAATACAAGAGGGTTTAACTTACTGCTTTCCTGACCCTCATAGGGAATAGCAATAGTATGAAACTCATGTGCATCTATTGCAGCCATGAAGTCCAAATAATCTTGGAAAGTGACATCCCCATTTGTACCACCTGTTAGAGGTACTCCTGCTGTTTCTGTTAGTGGTGCATCAGGCATTTTCGCCTCGAAATTGACCCAATTGTTTGAGGACAAATCCCCAGCATTAGAAGCAATTTGTCTGTGTACTTCCTCATTCGCTACGAAGGTCTTCACAATAAACTTTGTTGGGTCATCTATATTAGCTTCTACACTGACCTTAATATCATTGCCACGGATACCGCTATATTTAGCCTCCAATGTGATATCCCCAATGTTTCCCTGAGCCTTTACTCCATTAGCTAAGCGGTATAGTTTTACTGTCTTAGCCCGTTTAAACGCTTCCCTAAGCAGTAACATTTCCTGTGCCGTGATATCATAGCCAAGTACATTTTTCAAATCATCACCTACATTTATTGTTAGGATCTCTTTGGATGGACCCCAACCTAATGTAAGTGGCAGCGCAACTGTACCGCGTTCCCCAACTGCCGTCATAGACTTTCGTTCGGACGCTGTATTGATATATACTCCCGGTCTTACTTTGTTTTGTGCATCCCATGTTCCTCCTGCCATTTAACGCACCTCCCTGTTCAATAAATCCTCGACCAACTGTTTGGCCTGTTTAAATGTATAAGTTTCGCCTTCTTTTAAAACAACAGATAAAATATGTTTTTGCATTGTCGTAAATTGTTTGGACTCAAGGAATTGCTCCTTGCTGAAGACAGCCGGCTTAATGGCTTGTTTAGTTTTACTCACGGATAATTCCCTCCTGCTCTAATCCTTGCAGCTTTGTGCCAGGCGCTTTTGGTTTGATGACATGGTAATCAAATGAAATGAAAAAATGTAAAACATCGTCCACAATCTCGCTTCTCATCCCGGTTCCTCGGACTGTGTGTTCCCCAACTTGTATATACTCCATCCCCTCTATAAGCCTCTCAGCTACCTCATAAGCCTCTTCGTAACTGGGGGCGAAATAATGGATATCGAAGAGGTAGAAACGCTTATAGCGGCGGTCTATTTCCCTATTCTGTGCCGCATCTAATATCTTGGCGAAGAAGCAACCATTCTCTAAACCTTGCCGGATCTTCTCATCATATATTTTTTTGTCAGGGTATAACGTCTTTAATGCCCGAATAACACTATCTTTTACTCGGTTCATCCACCTATCAACCCTTCGATAAATTTTGTGAACCTTTTTTCAAGGTACTTAGGCAGTTCCCTTTCCATTTCCTTTGCGGAGATTGTCATCATAAATTTGCCTTCGACCCAACCTTTTAGGTTCCTGGTCCGATGGCCATATTCAACGAATCCCGCATAGTAGGTTTCATTTATGATCTCAACAATGTAGGCATTTCCAACCTTTTGAACGTTCCCAACTCGCCAATTTCTTCTAAGTTGGCCCGTTTTCCCTACGGGTGTCCTTTTTTTGATCTTCCTATCAAATCTCATAGCCATTTCGAGCAGAAAGTCCGAAATAAAGCGCCCAATCAGATCACTATTGGACGCTTTTTCAAGATTCTTAGTAAACTTGTTGAATTCAGATAAGTCTACATCTCCCCATTTCGCCATTAAGCGTAACCCTTTCTTTGTAAGGCTACTTCCTGGTGGGTTGGATATGGGAAAGGTTCTCCGGCAGTAAACTCTCTACTTAATGTACCGCGTTTTATTTCCACCACATCCCCTTGGTGGATATCTAATTCAGGTGAAATGAACAACTTGGTTTCATAGGCGATATTGTTCTGAGCATCTTTCTGATTATTTACACCTAGGGCTTTTTGGGATATGTGGCAAGGTTGATCTCGGTAGATTATCACTGGCTCATTCTTCGTACTTCCGTTCGGCTTATCTACATCCTCATATCTCCGGATGGTAGCAATGTCTTCATACATTTTTTCAATTGTTTTACGATGCCTAGTATAGCTGGCCACGCTACCACCTCAGCTTTCGGTGCTGGTTCAAGTCCACCCGGTAGTTGGTGACAATGCTTTCAATCACAGACTTTGATGTATGTGTCACTTCCGAACTATTAGACGAGTTAACCGAAGTATCCCCAATCTTAATGGACTCTCCACGGTATGTGGTTGCATCGATTTCATCCAGAGTTGCTAATTCTACACGAACAACATCGACCACCATAGAAGCCCAAACGAATTTTAAGGCATCCGGCACGTGGGAGAGATGGCAGTAACTTAGAATGCGGTGTTCGATTTCGTCGATATAGGTTTCTATCAGTGGTTTCAAGGAATCATTCGCAAGTCCCAGGCGCATTTTTACAATAGACCAAATATCCACGGTAGCCATGAGAGATTCCCCCTTTTTTCATCTTATTACTCATCCAAACGAATGACCTTCTCATTTACAAGGGTGTTATAATCATCGCCTCGAACATCCGTTCGCTGTCCCGCATAATAGATGTTGCCTCGGTATTTCACATTTGTAACCCATTGCACCTTCACGTCTTTTTTTGCCGTTGACTGCTTCTTATCTGTCTCTACTTCCTGTTCTTCCGCCTCTTTTGCCGTTATCTCTTGTTCTCTTTCCTCTGTCTGATCCGGTTTTTTAGCCATCTTGTTCCCTCCTAGGCAACTTTAGCAATAAAGATTTGATCAATGGTTTCAAACGAAGGCAGGACAATCTCGGAAACAATGGTTTCCACATTCACCGGTTGTGGTTCCTTAACAGTTGTTATCGCTACGCCCGTATTGACAATAGACACATTTGCCGCAGTTCTTCCCGTCATCAGGTCAGACTCTTCGGGCGTTGTACCATAGTACGTATTGCCTAATGTACCGTCTGGAATCAGAGTAAAATAGCCATCAGGATAAAACAGGTGCATGCTTCCGTCTTGTAAGGCAAACTTTTTGTTATAGACGGATATTTTAACGCCCAGTTTCGTTTCCAGGTATTGTTTCATCATCGCATCCGTCATGATGATATTTTGCCCGCCTAATGGATTCATGTCCTTTCGAATAGCCACGTTTTGTAAGATGTAGTTCCATGTCTTACGCGTGCAAATGGCGTTTGTGGGACGAACCCCTGTATCATCCTCGACTGTGTCCTGCCACGTTTTTATATCTCCGACAATGTCGGCTTCCGGATGACTCCATTTGTCTGTGTCGGTAGTCAATGTGATTTTGTGACCACTTGGCATTTTGTAGTCATATTTGTATCCCAGCCTGTTGGCTTCTATTTCAATCTTACCTGAAGAGAGCAGCTGCATAATCATCCGTTCAGGGACGACTTGAGCACCGTTAATAAGATTTGTCACGTCATCGTAAATAGCATTAATGACAGGCATAAGCAGTGCCTCATTTTGCGATGCGGCTAGTTTATTTAACTCCTGTCGATCTTTCTCACCAATTCTCATGGCCTCGCGGAAAAACGGCATCTCCGTATCAATTTTGCTAAATCCGATGCGATCCCGCAGAGTTGCCTTTGAATCAAATTCAGACGGCATTAAGGCAACGGGCAGCCCGCGGGAACCCTTGATCCAACTCAGGTCTAACCCAAGTTGTTTCTTCGGCGGAAATAGCGTTCCTCCCAAATATGGAATGGCGTTTGAAGGGGTTGCAAGGTAATAGGTTGCAATATTCTTCGCGTTTACAAGATCAAAAATATTTGGCATGTTTATCATCCTTCCTTAGGTTAAAAATGTGATTTGGTTTAAGGCTGCTTTTGTTGCGTCATCCGGTGGCGTGGGAATTTTCGTCAAATCGATGAAGCCATGAATGATCATAGCCCCTGATGCAGGACCATAGGTTACGTCAGTATCATTCATTACGATTCCTTCCGCATCTGCCCCACTTGCTTTTTTGGCAAGTTTAGAAGCATCCTGAAGAACTCCACCTCCCAGAATAGTACCGGCAGGGATTATTTTTTTGCCCTCGGAATTTGCCTCTACCCCTGCATCGTCTAACGTAACCGCAACAGCGACATAGTGGTCGGGGAATTTCAAGATGTCTTTTTTATTGCTAAACTTCGTTTCAACGAATTTCATTATTCTAGCCTCCGTTTATTCAAAATAAGATAATCTGGCTTTTTCCAAACTCTCATTGCTTTTTGCGAAATCGGCAACTCGTTTACCAAAGTCTCCGTCATGGCCTCCTTCGCCGCCTTTACCATCCACGCCATCGGCAGGACTTGCCCCTTTAAATCTTGGTGATGTCTGATCGTTTTGGACAAACAAAAAAGCCTTGCTTTCCTGCAGGGCTTTCACCTGGTCATCCAAACCACTTTTAATTGTACCGTCCTCATTGACCTCAATTTTGGATTTATCCAGCAGAGTTGCAATCAAATCCGGATCGTGGGCTTTACCTGCAAGTGCCAGTTTAATGGCGGTACTCACGGTCATATCCTTGATTTTAGATTGGTATTCTTCATCTTTGGTTTTGTTTTCACCTTGCAACTGTTCAATTTGTTTTTTAAGTTCCTCGTTATCTCCTACGCTCTTTTTCAGTTCAGACAATTGTTTGTCCCGTTCATTGATCTCAGTCTCCAACTGCTTCTTAGCTTCATTGACTTCATCGAAGCGATGTTTTGGAATATACCCTTTATAGTTTTCCTCAACACCTCCCATAATTAGTTTTATTTGTTCCTCAGTCAAGTTCATTCCTTCTAATAATTTCTTTAAATCCATGTATACCACTCCATTCACTTGTTTTCCCGGTTGTGTCCGGTAGATTAATCAACAAATTGTTTGTACCATTCTTCATAATGGATGTCTCCAGGAACATAGTAAGTCTTCCCGTTCTTGCCTTTTGCTGCCCTGACACCTGCCTCATCATCAAAAAACGCCACCGTGGTACTTCGGCAGCGTGGATGTAGAGGAGGGAAGTTTACTCCTTCTTTCTTTTCAGAAAGCAAAAACACCTTTCCATCCATATGACGGCATATTTTAGATGTCCTGCGGTCTAAGGTAGCCAAGAATTCGTATTTTTCAACCACACCACTTGCCTTATACGAATCAAACGTAGCTTGACTCACGATATGGGCGCTCTCTGTCTGAACAAGCCTTGCGGCATTTGAAAAGGATACCTGCATCCTTTCGGAAAGTATCCTGGCCGTCTTATTTACGTTGTCTCCCCTGATTAGAGACTGTGCTAGGTTGGTATCTAGCTCACGAATCAATTTGGCTTTATTTGCCCATATTCGTTCACTGTAATTAGCGCTCAACCACTTATTCGATATGATTTTCCAGGCAGCCTCAGAATCAATTTTAGCAAATGTAACCCCAATGCCGGTTCCCTTTTGGATCTCATAAAGCGTCCTATAATACGTATCTGTATAGGTGTCACCAAGCAGATCCCCTGTTCCTTTTCGGCTGCTTTCAGCCAACATTTCTATATGATGTCTGAGTTGGATCTGTAGAGCTTCCAAACGGTTTATGCGGGTCCTGTAATACACATTGTTTAATTCCTTTGTCCATCTATGGTCTGCATTATCCTTCGCCTTGGCCGTAAACTCTTCAAGTGTCATACGAAACTCTTTGAGTTCTCCAGCATCCAAAAGTTTTTTCGCCTCTGCGTAGCTGATTTCATTGTTATCTGCGAACCTCATATAAAATGCTTCGATGTCCTTTTGCATAGAGTTCCAAGCCTTTGCGTACTCCTTTTGGAGACGGTTCACGTAGCTATCTGCTTTCCTAAACTGCCTTGATCCTAGTTCTTCACTGCGTTTTCTCCAATACTCCTGAGGCTTCATTCAGGTTCACCGTCCGGTTGTTCTTCACCTATGCCAGGATAAGCTTGCTGCTCAAACTGCCCCATATCCTCTTTCTTTTCCCTTTTGAGGCGTTCTAACTCATCTTGGGCATTTGTTACCCATGGATGGTTGGCTACAATTGTCTCATCTGAGATCACACCCTGGCTATCTTTTGCATTCGTGATGGCCTCGGTCTCATTAATCAGGATGTCTCGATTAAAAATAAAATCTACGGACTCGCTAGTAAAGTCTTTCCCCGTTGTGTTGTAAATATGAGCATTAATAAACCATAACAACTGTTCCAGGGATGCTTGAAATTCTGTTTCAAGAATGTTCGCATCCATGTCCAGATCTGCGTAGAGGAATCGAAGAGCAACACCGCTTTTATCTCCTCCAAATTTTTCAGATTGGGTATCCACACCACGCCCGAATTCGTAAATATCTTTGCGGTTTTGGTTCATGTGTAATTCATGAGCATTGGTATCAATATTCAGTGAAAGAGTTTCGACACCATCATTTGGATTGATACCATCAATTTTTATAATTCGATATACGGACAAGTTTTTACGAATTTCCCCAGCCTCACTTCCGCCAAATCCCTTAACCACATAGATGCTATTCGGTAAGTCTTCCAGGTTATTGGTGTGATCGGATTTTCTCTCATCGTAATCATCCACCAGCGACTTAATTAACTCAATGAGTGGTTGTTCTTCATCGTTATACTTGAACGGTACAAACGGAACACGCTCCCAGTTCATCGGTTTTTCGGTTTCGTCCTGTCTAACTAATTTAAAATGGGAGTCTTCAGCACCTGCCTCCACATCGGGTATAAGAGAGCCTTGTAACATATACCTTTTTACGCCGTAACTATCCCACCATTCTACCTTTGTAACAGTAGTTCGCCGTGAGCCTTCATAGACCTCTACCTCATACGCCCTTATCATGGCATCCAGTTCAGTATGTGCAGCATCTCGCCAAAGGGGGATGCATTGTTCTGACGGGATCTTTGCAAATAATAGGTTTCCCTCCATGTCATAGTAGGGATGTACCCAGGCAATTCCTTTGTTGATGCTCTCTTTCCCAATATTTTTGATCAGCCGAAGTAACGGACTTCCGAAAAAGTCCGTAAGCAGTTCTAAATACTCCTCATTGCTCGTTTGTATACTCATGGGCTTTGATAAGAGATACCCCACCTTTTGATCAACGAGCTTGCGAACAAAGCCATTAACCAGTTTATTATTGGCCAGGTTCCCCACTATTTCTTTACATCCATTTTCCCCAATTGCGGTCCGTTCGCGCTTTAATATGTCTGTTTTATTTTTATAGTAACGCTCCCCGGTCATCATCCACTTTCTTTTTTCGGACGTTTTCCACGCACCCATTTCCACCTGAATGATTTGTTCCAAGGACATTCTTGCCTTAGCTCCATCCCGCAGTATGTTTGTAATTTCTTGCATTTCCGGTGACATGGTTTCCTCCTTCCTACTCAAATGAATAGCCACTTTTTAGATCGGCTACCTCGTAATCATCTAGTGCATACCAAATGGCAGAAAACGTATGAGGATCAATATTGAACTCATCCGGTAGGATTCTGCCGGTTTTATCTGTCTTATAGGTTAAATATTTGAGTTCTCTGATCGTGTTCGGGCATTTCTCAGAGCAAACAATCTTTTTGAACCGTTTTATCTTCTTTGTATATTGCAAGCGAGAACCTGGGAACTTTTTTGCGGGACGCATATTAAAGCCTTTTTGCCTGAAATACCGTATGGTCTTGGGTTCAGCGCTATCTGCTTTTATGAGTTCCTTTGTTCTTGCAAACTCTTGTAATGCTTCGGCTGTCCGGTCATCCGTCATCTGATTCTTATAATATTCCCAGTAGATATAGAGAATTTTTTGTTCGTGATCTACCGCCAGCCGAACCACAGCGTTATAGGAATCCTCAAATCCAAAATCCATTCCAGTTCGCTCAATCGGCTTTCGTATACGTGAAATTGCTTCTATGACTTCCTCGTGAGGGGCTACCTCAAATTGAGGCAAAACTCTCACTCCGTTCACACCAAAACGACCTTCCCTCGCAATTCGGTAAAGGTCTGGGTCATAGGCTTTTAGTTCATCCAGTTGAGTGATATAACTTTTAGGTAAGAATAAGTTATCTTCAGCCGTTGAATGATGATAAAAGGTATCGTTTTTGACAATGGTGCGTTTTTCGTATAAGTCTGTGTCTTCAAGCACAATATGATTCTTTAATTCGTCTTTGAAAAAGTGTTTGAATGTCCAGTTATCCTCACCTACCGGATTCGTAGATAGCAACATATGCAAGTCCAAGGTAGGATGACGCAAACGCCCAAGAAGTTCCTTGAACCCTTCATATTTAACTTCGGAACACTCTTCGATCCAAACAATAGACACGTTGTGAATGGACTTAAGTTTAGCCGGCTTATCCATACCTTTGAATATAATCTTGCTGCCATTGGGAAAACGCACTTGCATGGGGGACGTTATGGGTCTTACAGTCCCATCCAGCCCCAAATCCGTTATGATTTCCTCTAATAGCGAATACGTAGAGTCTCTATGAGTATCGTATACCTCACGAACAACCAAAGCCGTCCGTTTTTCCTCTAATAGTTTGAGTATTAACTTCAAGGCAACATGATAACTCTTAGAAGATCCGTATCCACCGACAAGGAAATAAAACTTGTGATTCCAATCGAAAAGGAAATCTTCAAAGTGCGGGTTAACCTCTTTTTCAATCATCCGGCTTCACCCTTGCACGCTTAATCATAATTTCAATAGGCTTATCATGATCCTTAGTTGCTTTTTGTTCAAGCAATGCGATCTCGCCTTTTAATTTGTGAATGCGGAGCCGTTGTTCCTCATCCCCCTGCCCAACTCGAATCATGTCTTCATACTGCTTGATCAAACTTCGCAGGGTAGACATAGCCCTAGATTGAGCTTGTAGGAATGTGGCCTGCTTATCCCAAGCGTGTTGTATCTCGTATTCTTGTTCACAGAAAGTATCACTGCTACTGTCTTTCTTCAACACTCGCGTTTCATCTTCTTGATCGCGAACAAACATAATCCGCTGTGCCCGGACAATGGCTGTATACTGTATGGTGATTTGATCCCAAAGCAGGTCAAGTGGGGAGCGCTCAGAAATCTGCTCCATGATCTCTATGGTTTCCTCGGGAAAGTACTTTCGAAAGAAACCATGCGTTACGGCATTACTGTTCCCTCTAGGTGCTCCACCTTCATTGCCTACCGCATTCTTATTTCCTTTTGGTGCACCGGGTGTTTTTGCATTGGTAACGTTACTATTCGTAAAGGGAACGTTACCTTTTAAATCGTCCCATTTATCTAGACTTTTCCACTTCCGTACTTGAGACTCATTTAAACCAAGTTCTTCGGCAATGTCTTTCAGTTTCTTTGTTCCGCCACTATCTATCCATATTTTCTGTGCTTTTTCCCGGTTTGGGCTTCTTGCTCTTGCCATCTATTTCACCTCACCCCACCTCCCAATATTTTGATTGTGTTGTTTTGTAAAAACCTTACATCCTTAAGAACGCAATCATGAAGTATACGACTAGCCCACCCACGATAGAACTTATCGCATGATCTAGCCTTGTTTCTACGCCCTCACTACAAATGACTCCTGCTGCATTTATGATGGCTTTAATCGAAAATAACACTAATAAGATCCAAGCTAAGATAATCATGTGTCCACCTCCTTTGGCAAATAAAAAAGCCACCCATAGTGGCTAATTTGTAAAGACCTCACCAACTGGTCTCCATAAACTCAACTCATGAACCAAAAATCGGAACCATTCTTTATCTTTTGTCATTAACGCTAGTTCAATCATATCCGGTATATCTTCCGGACTAAGGATGTATTCAATCAGCCATATATCCTCCTTTGGAACTGTAATTACTTCCAATGCCCTAGGGCCGTGTAATGTTGTGGTTGCTTGTATCTTCACCTGTGACTTTGAAATCCTAAGAATGAACCCTCTTGTGATTTCCCCTTTGTATGCTAAAGACACCCAATCCCCGACATGCATCGTTACTTCAGCTCCTTTTCCGTTATTCTCACCGAAACTTATTTCCATTATATTCCGTATGTATAAAAGGAAGTGAATAATCCATAAACAGGGACAACTTATTCAATCTGTCACGATTCTAATACCTAGTACCACTCGTTAGCCGCGATGGTATTTTCTATTCCTTGGAGAGATGCTAGGGGTGTAATCATTTCCAATCTTCAAACATTTAAGGTGAACTTGAAATAAACTATGTTTAGGAAGGTCATACTATAATACACCGCCCTCAACTTACCACCTCAAGAGATTCCAAAAAATTCTCGTCAACTAAAATCCAAATTGAGGGCGGTACAGTTTTGTATAATCCGCTCAAGACTTGAACATAATATAGTTGTCGTTCTCTACGCCCTTTCATGGAAAGTTCTATCAGCGGGCTTGCCGGTTATGAAGCTTACCCATTAAGAGTACGTAGAGAACGCATTCCCAGAGCATAGAGGGCCGCCACCACTCGGTCCTCTTTTTAACTGCACCGCAATTCACTTATATTTAAGCAACAACTTCCCAAGCTTCAGAGAACAACTCAATCATCGTTTCTTTCCAAGGGACTCTGCCAAATTGACTCTCGACGTACAAATACGGTGCCGTCATCTTGCTATGTTGATCAGGATATTGAGCCTTGATCACCACGTCAGGTCGCCATTGTGGTAGCCTCATACCTTTTCCTTTCTTTACTTCCTCAAACGCTTGTCCGAAATTCATATTTCATCCACTCCCACTATAAATTAATATTTTCTTTCATTTGCTCTTGTTTCCTTAAGATTTCAACTTCGACTTCCTTAAGAGATGGAGATTTCATGTTGTGATGACATATTTTTCTGAGCAAGCCGGTAGCGGGAATAGAGGTTGGAAGCTACTTTCCAATCTGTGGGTACGTTCATATGGCCGCACCTTGGATATCCACACCATTCCCTCGACGGTTTACCCTCCCATGTCACACTGGGTCTATGCCCTCACATTCCTTCGTTCTACCTCTCAAGGGGTGGACGCTGCTTCTTGCTCCTTTACTGGGTCGTTGCCCTGATGTGATAAAATCTGCAGCTGTTCCGTGCTTCTATGTCGTTGTTCATCATCTTAAGCGTTTGTACAGCAAATTCATGGTTTGAAGTTGTTTTAAGCAGCCATCTGTAGTTGAGACTGGCGTACCGGTCCTAATACATCTTTTGCATTGTAACGTATGCATTTTGTACCCAATGTGTAGAGTACACGAATAAGTTTTCCACATAATGCGACGATTGACTGTTTCTTTTTCAGCGGATTGTGGCTGCGCTTTGTATAATACTGGTGTAATGCTTTAAATTCAGCGTTTTTCGTTACCATTGGCAACACAGCACGGAATAGCAAGGCTCGAAGCCGAGATCGTCCGCGTTTGGTGATTGTGGACTTGCTTTTCTTCTTGCCGGAGCTGTTCTCTTTGAGATTAAACCCTGCAAGCCTGATGATCTGCTGTCCATGTTCATAGCCTTGTAATTCGCCAACTTCGGCTAAAAATCCAGCTAGTGTAACAATGGCAACTCCAGGGATCGTTAGCATTTCTTCTGTTCCTGGGATTTGCTTAAGTAGTTGCTCTACCTGTGTCATGATGTCTTGAAGTTGACGGCTAAACATCTCATATTGCTCAAGTAATGCCTTTACCTCAATCTTGGCTGCCGATAAGCCCTCTTGAATTCCAATAGATGCTTTTGCTGCTTGAACCAACTTCTCCGCCCGTTTTATACCGATAGCTCGCTTAACATCCTGTTTCCATCGTTTTAGAATGGCAAAGGAGCCAAGCGTTATAATCTCTTGTGGTGTCGGAAATTCACGGAGCGTAATGAGAGAAGCCTTTCCCTCCCAGTCTTTAAATACCTGTCGGTATTCAGGAAAGAAACGATCCAACCAGTTCTGAATCCGTCTCTGAACCTGCCCAAAGTTCATCATGACCTTCTCGCGAAGATTCATGAGAATGCGTAAATCCGCATAAACACCCTTCGGAAGATGAGGTTCTGAGTACTTGCCATTACGAACAAGATCCGCGATGACTTTAGCATCTTTATAGTCGTTTTTCGTCGGTGAATTGTCCTCAAGCTCTTTACTTTTTTTCACGTGATGAGGATTGACGATAACGAGTTTGATTCCCTCGTTGCGTAAGAACTCCGCCAGTGTAAACCAGTAGTGTCCGGTTGGCTCAATGCCGAAGATGACGTCTGCCTTGGCATGTTGCCGCTGAAGCTCCTTCATCCACGTTACTAGCTTTGACAACCCGGCTTGATCATTGTGGAACACACAATCTCTGCCTAGCTCAAGACCACGGAAGTCAATCCCCCGTGCAACGTGCGTTTCCTTTGCAATGTCTGCTCCAACAACAAGGGTAGATTCGGTAATTTGTAGAATTCGTTGATTCTGTTTCTTAGATTGTTTATACTTCATATTGAGCGTCCTCCTTCTAATTAGGGAATGAATGACCAACTTTCAGAACCCAGCATACAGGAGACGCTCTTTTTGTTCAAACCTCAAATTAATTCATTACAGGAATGGCTCCTTTATAAAATAAAAAGCCATGCCTTGGCATAGCTTAACTCCTCATCTTTTACAAAAGTCTTCTGCGCCCATCCAGCATTCTTCTGCCCCGTTATCCCAATCAACTCGAATATCATGTTCCATGTGCCCACTTGGAAGTTCGGCTGACTTTACATCAATCACCATGCCTGTATCTCCGCTAAAATGTCTTCCGTCTTTATAACTGCTTGAGTCCAATTCAACTTCATCGCCAATTTCAAAGGGCGGTTTTTGAGCCTCTTTGATAGCCCTACACATTTCCCCGTAGTGATGACCAATGGCCTGTTTGACAACTTCAGGAACATCAGGATTAGCATTCAGCCAAGCTTTCAATTCAGCCATTGTTTTTCGCATTCCTTTAATTAAATGTCCCATGTTCTATTTCCCCTTTTATCTACTTACTACAATTTGTGTAAAGAGAACATCGCAATCCAAAACAAAGCCAGCAGGATATGATAAATTGCCCTTAAAACATCATTCGCTTGATATCTGGTATGGGAACCATAAAATTCGTACATCGAAAGAGTGCCCAAAATTATCATGCAAATAACCCTTACTACCGTCATGAAATCCACGCCACCACTTCTCATTCCAAAATAAAAAGCCACTCCACTGAGTGACCGTATAATTTAATTCCTTGCGATGGCAGCGTTCGCCCACATCACTGCTTGCTCTAAATTTGTTAGGGCCAGCGACTTTTCCCGGCTGTTCGGGCAACTCTCGTCAATCAGATGGGCAAGCTCCTCCGCTTTTCCCGAATTGCTGTATATTTCTGGGTCTGTCCTTCTTTTGGTGCGTGGTATTTAAAGTTGTTTTCTATTTGTGGATTCATTTCGTTACCTCCAAAATTAAAATATAAAAGAGAGGCACCAGAATGGGTCCCTCTCTTTTTGTTCCATGTTATAAGTATAACAGTTATTTTTCCAAATGGTCTGCAAGATGTCTGCAAAAAATCTGCAAAAAGTCTGCAACGTTTTTAAGTTGCGTCTTCATATGTTTCCAATCGAAGAGCAAACGCTAACTTATATAACGCCTTAGCTTTAGCGTAGTAATAATTTCTTTCTGACATGTGCAAGTCCGTGTATACATAAATGTCTGTTACATCCTCGTCCTGCAGATATCGTTTCTCTACGATCTGCCGTTGGATGTCGGATAACCTACTTACCGCCTTGATAACCTGTTCGTATTCCCGCTGCAGTTGTTCTTCCCGGTCTATATTCCATATGGCAATATCTTCAGATGGTTTGGAAATAGCAAACGTATTGCCGTGAAACCTGGGCGAGTAAGAAGGAGTGATCTTGGATTCCCGCCGGATAAAGCCAAACTGTTTATATAACCTTGCCGATTCTAACCTTTCCTCCACCCTTCGCCATGTCTCTTTCTCATCCAATTTAAACATTGCAACTTGTTCCATAGCACACCCCCGGTTTACTTTTTTGTCTTCTCTATGCATAGGTAAGTTGCTCCCGTAATCCTCTATAGCCATTTGTTTGAATGTTTCCCCGCATGTCTGGCATAGATAGCCGGTAGATGTCTTTACTAACTCGCTTGCACAATCCGGGCAGTTCACTTGTTGTCACCTGGTTCAATGTACTCATGAACTAACTCTGCCAACTTTTTTTTCAGGTATTTTAGTTCAGCCTCCGCTGCATCGGCACGAGCTTTTTCATCTTTGTACTTTTGCATCCAATAAGGTAATGCGGCATGGGCTAAGGCGCAGAATATAGTGTTATTTCTTACTTGTTCGTCGGGGAGTTCCCCTCTCCACACTGTCAATATATCAACACCATTCTCATCTTGTATAAAAAACTGATCATCAGTAGGCACTCCCCAATGCTTTGCATGCCATGCAGCTTTGCTTCTCTTTTGAACTAACTCCCAATCTTCTTCCCAGTTACGTTCCATGATGTCTTTATTCATCCGTTTTTCGTCTCCCTTCCTCTTGGTATTATCGATTTCAAAAACTTTTTCTTCTTTATTTTCTGGTTCGCTCCGTAAAGTACTCACGCAGGTTGTGGTTTTATGCCCGCACTCATCGTGAATTCCGTCTGTCACAAGGTGTTTATCCACAATGCTTTGGCATTTTTCGCACCAATAGTGTTTAGTCATTTCTGTTTATCTCCTTTCCGCCTTTATACGACCTCTCATACATTTCCTTCCAACACTCCTCACAAAACGGAGGTTCTACAGGAAGGCCGTGGCACCCACAGTCGCGTCCGGAGCAACAATATTCGTGTTCGGGGATTTCCACTACACCGCAATTCCAACATTTATCCATTGTCTATTTCTCCTCCATTCACAAATCGTTTTGCAAAACGTAGTTGCTGAACAATATAAGAATCCGTAGTCCGTCCGCCCATTGCCAGCCAGTCCCCTATCCTCTGGTCAATATCTCGTAGCACAACAGGCGGCAATTTCCCGGAGATTTTGAGGAGTTCACGTAGAGGATCATTGCAACTCATCGTCCGTCCTCCTTACGTGTTATCCGCGATTCCTTTAGCATTGTCCGAAACTGCAATGACTCCAAAAAAATCGCCAGTTTCTTCATAAGCAGACTTACCCGCATGGTAAGCTTCTTCCGGTGTATCAAATGTTTTTACAAGAACAGACCCATCCATAATTCCATATCTCATTTAGTCTCACTCCTCTTCCATTGAACTGCCATTGCATCGGCGCGGGTCTTTTCAGCGCGGTATTTCCTCGCTAGAACTTCATTTGCTTTTGATAAGCCCTCAGCAAAATGTCTTTCCTGTTCTAACTCTGACTGTAATTTCCTATTGTCCTGAACAAGCTTCTCAATGCGCTTTTCCAGTGTAGTAATAGCGGATTTACGACTCATCCTCTGTACCTCCTAACACCATAATGCTCGGTACACCATTCTGTGGATCTATTACCAAATTGTATTTTTCAGAAATTTCCTCCATATTGGGAAATAAATTTAGATCTGAGAATACCTGATTACACCATGGACATTGTTTTAGTTTGTGATTGACTAATTCATAGAATGGCTTCCCACAATTGTTACACCTGCACTTACTTGTAGGAATTGGCATATTGCTTGCTTTACTCATTCTTTTCCTCCCTTTCCCATACTTCCATACTGAGCGTCCCAGTTTCGAAGTCATCTATGGATAAAGACTCAGTTTCAGTTGAATCTAGCACAACATCTATCGAATCACCCTTGACAGATTTAACGAGAGCATACGTATCCCATTCATAGCCTTGACTGTCGGTTCCATGTAGGTATATGGCTTTTCCGGCTAGTTTTCTATCAAATACTGTTTTATTCATCCGTTCTCATTCCTCCTTACGTGTTATCCGCGATCCCTTTAGCGTCGTTCGCAACTGCAATGACTTCATAAAACAAACCAGTTTCTTCATAGGAAAACTTAGCTGCGTAATAAGCTTCTTCAGGTGTGTCATACGTTTCTATAAGCAACCCATCTACCTTAATTCCATATCTCATTTCTTTACTCTCTCCTCTATATCAAGTTCAATATTAAGACCATGTAATTGATTAACATGTTTGATATACTTGTCTAATTCACCAAAGGCTTCGGTCGCAGCTATTTCTGCCTCGTCCTGATTTTGAAAGCAAACATAATCAATCTTCGTTCCTTGTTTGGTCGGCTTTAACCATTTAGTTGGAAACTTACCTTGATTGATCATTCCCACCCATACAAACGCTTTAGCAGCGTCATATACCCCACGTTCAAGCGTTGTATTTAGAGTTTTATTAATCAGACGGCCATCTCTTATTCGTTTTTTAATTGAGCCTACCACGTTTTCACTTCACCCCTGTTCCATGACAATAGGGACAATCTTCTAGCTCCCTCTCAGCTTCGCCGATCTCAAAAAACCCATCTCCATCGCAAACTTGACAAGCCTGACCGAATAATTGTTCTTCACAATCCAAACAGATATACTTACGTGTTCCATCCATATATATTAAGGCTGTTTTTGAATCATTTTTTTTACATAATTCACAAATTGGTCTACTCAATTTTCTGAACCTCCTTGAGTAAGGATATCCTCTAATGTAATAACTACTCCGTTCTCATAATCCGGATAGTAACTTGCTGTTAAGCCTTTTACTCTCTCTGCGAATGAATCCAATAATTCCTGCAGCTCATTTTCGTGTTTTATAACATTTTCGTATGCACTTTCGTGTAAATCATCTGTTGCATCTTCCAAAATGCAGTGAGCATCAAAGCCGATCGTTTCCTTATTTGTTTTATATACTCGCAAATGTTCTATATCTTTTGTTCCCAATTCTTCATACCCAAGCTTTTCAGATATTTCTTCTAGCAATGTATCTATATCTGTATAAAATTGTTCAAAGTTTTCTACATATAGCATATTTTCGTAATCGGACTGTATTAATTGAGTAACAGTGACCTTTGCTGATTTCTCCCATGTTTCCATTTCTTCCGCATGCCGTTCCTGTTCTTTTTTAGCTTGTATTGTTTGCAATTACACTGATAACTTCTACGGTCTAGCAAATCTCCACAATACTCACACTTCTTCTTCACTCCATTGTTGCAACGGGAGCATCCTTTAATTGTTTGTTTTTTATATGGGAAACCAAGATTTTTATCACTGGCTAATCCAAAAGGATAATCATCTACTTGAAGTCCCGTGCCGCCGCACTTGTCGCAAATCACTTCATTTTCGTGCAAGTCCTTTTTCAGTTTTAATTTAAAATCAACCTCGACATGTTCAGTTCTTATCGCCATTTTTCTTCCTCCTTTTGGTAGGGAGAAGGCTGTGCCCTCTCCTTTATTCCTCCCAATAGTTTGTTGGATCAAAAACAATTCGACCTTCAAAATATTTCTCTAAACAACCAGTGCAAAAATGGTAATTCGTTTTTGGAGTTTGCAGGTGCAAAATTTCCTCTTTTTCTTGTTCACATTGCTCGCATTTTTCGTTATTTATAATTTCCATTTGTTTTATTCCTCCTTAATATCCTGTTGATTGCCGTTCAAGGTTGATTTTGTTTTTATCAAAGTAAGCTTGCTCTATTTGTTCTGGAGTAAAGCCCAATCTTGTACCAATTTCATAAAAGTGGGATAGCGCTATTTTTAAAAATTGTTGATTTCTTCGCCCTTCATCTAGGTGACGGCTCCGGCAAGATCAGATAGACCTCGCCGATCAGTTCGCCGTTCTCGTCATAAATCAAATCCCAAGGGATATTTTGAAAATAAGGATCTACCTCACGCATGGCGATCCAGCTCAATGTAGTAAAAACCAGATGCTGTATCAGCTTGAAGCGCGTAGCGTTTACGGGTAACTTTCTTTTGACGCAGCCAGTCAGGCAAACGCTTGTTGATGATACGAAGAGTGCCGTTTCTATCGCCTTTTTGAGCCCGTAACTCGAGCCCATTATCACCTACCTGAATGATTAGCCTTGGACCCTCTGCATCATAACCAATCTGGACACATTGACCTGCATTACACCCGATCTGTTGGACTGCTCTTTGATTAAAATGCATCCCTTGGCTATTCAGGCCAATGGTCGGATTCGTTGGCACAACTTCATCGACAAACCATTCAATGCTCGTATTAAGTGCCGTCTGATTTCCTTGTCCTCTACTCATTTTTACGGCCTCCCTTTTTAAATTTCCGGCTTGAAACTGATTGTATTTCTCTCCGATTTTCTTAAGAATCCGACTGACACATCCTTGGCTCTTGCCAAGGCTCTCAGCAATTTCTCTTTGTGCTTGATCCTGCATCCTTAATTCAACCACGGCCCGTTCTTCAGGCTTTAAAGCAGACAAAAAATCCTGAACATAGGCAGATGTAAAATCTGTCATAACAGGTAGTACATCCAGCATAGTTGCCTCTTCGTCAGGTTTATTAGAATTTAGCCATGCTTGATCTAATGATGCTACCGACCACCCGGCTAAATGGCGCTGGACTTCCCGGATTTCAGCAAGCTTCCATCCCGTCTTTTCAGCGATGGATTCGGCTGACTCTTGGTCCCATCCTTGTTTCCGAATGAATGCCATCTTGTTTTGAATAGAGATTGGTACTCGAACCGGATAACGTTTATCTCTTAAAAATTTATTAATGGTCCATTTGATCGTAGGCATAGCATATGTGGAAAAAGAAGTTACTTTCCCGTTAAACCGGTCTGGATCATAGTTCCGGAATGCTTGGATAAGCCCGATCATCCCGACTGACACCAGATCATCATAGTCTAGTCCTGCATTAGTAAAGCTGATGTATTTCCGAGCCACTGAATGCACCATCTTCTCGTATGCCGGTATAATTTGATCTTCGTATCCCAGGTGAGGGTTATATCTTATACTCAAGAGTGATCACTTCCCCGTTTGCTCTTTTCAACCGGCTCCCTATATGATTAAATCCCATCGTTTTCCGTTTGATCATTTATTGCTTTTATTGCCGCCAAGATCGGATAAACTTGAACCGGATTCACGGCATTCCCTAAAGCCTTTATCCTTCCAACTCTGTTCTGAACGCCAGTTTCTATCCGTGCAGGTTCCCAATCGTATTGTTTTTGTCCTAATCCTGCAGGCCATTTATATCTGTCCAACCAATCGGAAAGCCCATCAAGCACTCCGCCCAATCTGGATTTAATTGTCCCTTCTGTCCTTCTCTGAGCATTGCTCCAGGTACTGTATCCCTGCTTATCTGAGAAGGAGGAAGCGTACAATTCTTCGCATCCTGTGCCGCTGGAGTAGGCCATAGTCCTTTTTTCCAATTTGCTATATCTGTACGAAGAGACTTCCCTTGTCCTCCCCATGACTCCCCACAGCATCTGACGCACTTGGTGTGCCCCAAAATGAAGACTCTATCCCTTCTGTGCGGGGCACCGACGGCACAAGACGGAATAACAATTGCTTGCGTGTCGTAACCGATGCTTTCCAATTCAGTAAGCACATCGTCGAGCCCCAAAGTAATGTGCCCAGCAACATTTTCACCAATAAACCAACGGGGTCGGATTTCCTGTAAGATTCGAGCAACTTCTGGCCAGAGGTGACGGTCATCTTCCTTGCCTTTTCGCTTCCCGGCATGGGAGAAAGGTTGGCAAGGGTATCCGGCGGAAATAAGGTCAATTGTTCGATTTCTTGTGATGATTCCATCCCTTTCTAACACCTCTTTTGTAAGTGTGTGTACATCGTCATATATGGGTGTGTTCGGCCAATGTCTTCTCAGGACTTTTTGCGGAAAGGGTTCCTTCTCGCAGAAAGCAACTGTTTCAATACCGGCCCATTTAGCGGCGAGATCTATCCCGCCTATTCCACTGAAGAGACTAAGTTTTCTCATTTTCCCTTACCTCTGAATATGACAATAGCATTAGGAAACGGTGCATTTTGACGGGAACCGCCGAAATATCCCCAATTTGTCCTTTCTTGCGCAAAAAAATGGCGAAAGTCTTCACATCCACTATGAGGCCATTTGTAAGCACAATTCCCATAATCAGTTACCGCAGCAAACATCCCTGTTTCATCAAGGATGAATATGCCCCATCCTTCGCCATCAATCGGGGGAATATCGTAGCGCCAATGCTTTATTTCCTTGGTGTACATGCTCTATCCCCTCCTACCATTCGAGATATTGAAACTCACATTTACCTCTGGTGTAACCTTATTTCTGATATGTTTTTTTGATAAAAGAGTCGGCTTGAAATCTTTGTAAAGAATAGGAAATCTAAAATTATTAGACTTATCAACATAAACCCAAATATGGTAGTTTTTTAGGTGATCACTTGGCTCTTTGCCCATTTCCCATAGGTCCCAATCTCCGGAAATTATGTCTTCTAGAAAATCATCGCAGTCCGATACGTATATTTCTTTATAATTTGTGTTTACCATTAGATAGAGTTCTTCCCATACTTCCACATTGGACAGCTCGCTTTTGATATACCTAACTGCCTTGTAAATAGATTCAAAAGATTTCATTGTTGATCACTCCTTTTTTGCCTAAACTTTTACCTTGGAACCACAACCGGTACATAACCGGATTAACTCGCTATTTTCATAGCGGAGCTTGAATTTCCAGCCTGCACATTCCGAGCATCTTCCGGGCATGCGTTTTAAGGCATCTAACGTCCGTTCTACGGGCTTTTCTTTCTTGGATGACCATTTATGCCTACTCATGTCTTTCAAGCTCTATTTCGACCCTTGGACGCTCCCTGTCGATGCCATAATCCATGACCTGTGGTAACGCATGTTTGTCATCATCGTAAAATCTAGCATCCTCCAAAGCGTCCAAAAGAATTTTAAGTCCGTTATGTGTATCCCGTCTCCTTCTGTCCGGAAAGTAGAACCACAAGCGAACAATGACTTTCCCTCCTGCCGTTTTCCACCCGTTTTTCTTCCGCCAGTTTGAAGCTAGAATGACCGTTTCTTCGTACCATTCCTGTGCTTCTTTGCTTAATACCCTGATAGCTCTTTTGCCCTTGTAAGCATTTCGGTACATGTGATTTACAGACGGTACAAGACCTTCCAAGATAAATCTGTTCATGCTAGTTCCCCCTTGCTCCGCCTGGGCGGTCTTTTATCTCTCCATGCCTAAACAAATCCATGATGAGTATTGCAACTTCGTCCGGGTCCCTGTTTAGTTTTTGAGCCATCTCCTCAACACTATATCCAAGTTTCCACATGTTCTTAGTTTGTTTTAAATCCGAAATGGACCACAGAAAATCCATATCCTCGCAAGCAATTATGTTATTCACTTTGTAACCTCCGCATGGCATCTTCCCGGCGTTTAGATGTGCCTTTATTTTCGTAAATCGCACAGGTTCCGATAATGCGGTCAAATAATCTACCGTCTGGATCTAGCTGATTTCCGTATTTGTCCTTTTCAAACCACTTTTCAAGCCGTCCTAGATCAAGGTTCATGGTGTAATTGGTTGGTTTCCCTTGTCTGCCGTTTATAACCGGGAAAAGGATACTTTTGTATTCATACTCGGTAAGTTCCCCTGAACCTAGTTCATCAAGCGTTAGTAGGTCAGCATTTATTGCTGCATTTACGATGTCCGTAACGGTTACTTTGCTATTTTTACTAAACGTATCTTTCGCCAAATTAGAGAGTTGAGACCAGTCCAGAAATAGACTCACATAACCTTGCTCATCAAGATAATGGTGTATGGCGGCCAGAAGGTGGCTTTTCCCGTTTCCGGGGCGCCCGAAGATCAATAACCCTTCCTTTGAGTTCTCAAAGCCGTATGCGAAATCCTCAGCCGCCTGACGCACACTCTCAGTTCCAGGTCGAGGCAAGAAGTTATCAAAGGTCGCTTGTTTCAACCTGTCATTCATCATGCTTTTAGCAAAAGCTCTTTCCATCCTGGCCTTTCTCATTTTACGTTCGTTTTCCAACTCTTCCCGTTCCATCCGTTCCACATCACACTTGCAAGCTCCAGCCATTACATATTTTTTTACAAAGGGTATATAAGTCCGTTTCATTTCGGTTCGGCACTTTAGACAACAGTAGGTGCCTTCGTGAACGCTATCCCCGTACAAAGATGCTCCAGTCTGGTTCGGTATCCCCAGCAGCATATCCACTATTGGCGGTGCTTTGTACACTGGCCTCTGTTTTACCCGGGGTATGGTTTGCATTGTCTGGTTTAAAAGGTGTTGGTCTTTGTTGCTGAGCATTCCGCGTTACTCCTTTCTGGTTGAGGTAGCTTTCAAATTTGCTTCCGAACAAAGTTTCTGGTCTGAGGTATTGTTCCATGCTGCTGCCAGACCATTCTTCTACTTTTTTATCAATTACAGTTTTAAAGTCATCAAGTGTGAATTTTTCGTTCCACCTTGCTTGAATGTGTTTTTGTGTTGCTTTTGAATTCGCTCTGTATTTGGTTCCAGCTTTTTGATTCAGATAATTGATAATCTCCTGGAATGGGACATTATTATCTTTTTTATTTAATTTCTCTTTACTTTCCTTTCCTTTACTTTCCTTTCCTTGCATTCCATTTGCACTGCTATTGCTATGCATTTGCATCTCTTCTGCATTTTCAGAAGGCTGTCCAGATTCCCTTTTTTCCTTATTCCATCTGGCTTGAGCAGCTTTTCTTCTTGCCTCTGATTTTTGCTCGCGAATCTGCATTCTGCGCATTAATGATTCGCTCCAAAAGTGTGTTCCGTCCGAACAAAAGAGGTTAAATTCATGAATACAATCATGCACGAATTCTTCAATCTTTTTGCTATCACCCTGCAACTGTAATGCAAATGCATTAAATGTGTATTTGCCTTGCATGTCTAACTTATAGTCAGATGACTCTCGCATCATTTCTATAAGCATCCAATACCAGCCGTAACCTTCTGCGCCGTATGCACCACGCATAGCTGTTATTTTCGGATCATGCCGGGCGTTACTATCGTGTGAGAAATAATACGCTTCTTTCATAACCTCAAATCCTTTAGCACAGCTTTAATACCGGCTGCTATTGCCTTCTTCGACCGTTCACCTTCTGGTGTCCCGTCTAAAAAAGCGTGACATTCTCTGCACAGGTGTAATAGATCCGTCACTTTCGTTTTATGTGTCAGCTTCCCCCTGCTCGTGATATGAGCGCGGTCTGTGGCTCTTGCTGCACCGCAACATTCACAAACACCTTGGCTGCGTTCTTTTAGTTTCGCGTCCACAGATGGGCTAATATCCCCATCTGTTTTTGCGTAAATTTTACTCGTTTACTTTTTACTTGTTCCGATTTTGGGTAAGGTCTGAAAGGTAGATTCATGCCCCACCACCTCCTCTGTTTCCATCAAAATGGCAAGCCATCGGATATGTCGACTGGTGCGCTCTCCTGATTCGATGAATCCTCCGCGTTCAGAGTGTCATTATTTTTCTTGCTGGATTCTAAAAAACGCACACGTTCAGCGATAACCTCGGTTACATAGATTCTTCGGCCTTTATCGTTCTCATAATTACGCACCTGAATCCTTCCTTCTACTGCCGCCAAACGTCCCTTACGCAGGTAGTTAGCGCAAGCCTCGGCTAGTTGTCTCCACGTCACTATATTGATGAAATCCGTCTCTTTCTCACGCGTTTGTTGGTTTACATACGGGCGGTCTATAGCAAGCGTGAAAGATGCGTGAGCGATACCACTAGGGGTGTACCGCAGTTCCGGATCCTTTGTCAGCCTACCGATTAACACGACACGATTTAGCACAAGTCAACAACTCCTTTAGCGCTCTTCGTTTGTATAGGAGTCATTCTAGTCATTGTGCTAGCAACTCCGAATAATGGATAATGCTATTCAATTTCTTTGTCTCACGACAATAACGGCATTTCTCACAACGTATAGGCTCTTCATGCCCAGCTTTAACCTCTATAAAACGCGGCATATGTCTTTCGATCTCCTCCAGCTCTCGCTGAATGTCATACGCATTGATTGTAAGGACCGCCTTATCTGGTGGGTCTTCTTTCGATACCGCCACAATAATCGGTTCAATCCAACCGTCACGTCCTACTACACGCCGTTCTATCTCCGCATACAGCGCCATCTGAGTTGTATACCCACTTGCTTCAACAAAAGATACGTAACCGTTTTGCGGGTCCCATATTGCCTTCTGTATCTCTTTCACTGTTTTTATGTCAGAAAACCTAAGCCGATCCGGATTATAGTTATCTATCTTGATCTTCCAAGGTGCCCCGGCAAACTCCGCTGTCATGATTACTTCTTTTCGCCCCTGTAGAACGAAAAGACAAAGTGGGTCATTCTCAATCACATTGATCATTTGATTCGCAAACTGAAATTGTGCTTTCAATTCTCCTTTGGTCTTCCCCGAGAAGAGAATATCCCGGGGTTTGTTTCCTTGAATTCATCAAATGCTTCTGGTCCTTCGAAGTAGGCATGGACGTAAGAACCTATCAAGAGTGAATCTGTGAAAGGCTGTTGCCAACCGTTTATTTTTGCCATAGCCATAGCTTCACAAGTGAGAAAATCTTTATATTGACTATTGCTAAAGTATTGTTTATTTGATTCATTTGAGTGGTAGTTCTGATTGTTCAGCTGGAACATCATTACCACCACCAGTTTTTTTATTTTTTAACTGTTTGAATTCTTCTTCTGTTTTACTTATTTGATGCGCTGGAGCCGAGAAGTTAAAGTAATCTTCTCTCTTTGCCATGCCGTCACGAAGAGACTTCCATATGTTCCCGATTCTTAGAAAATCATTTTCTGTAAAGCTTTCCTGACTGCAACCAATGTAATCTTCTAACATTTCTTTGGTCACACCATACTTTTCCTGAAATTGTTGAAATGCGTTTCTGACTCGGTCTGCCAAAGGTTCCTTATAACTATCCTTTAAAGTTTTGCGACATTGTTCCAAAGCTGCATCAATGATATCTCCCGGAATGACTCCAAGGATACAAGCTCTCATACGACGAGCGCCTAAGTTAGCAACCATTTCATAAATATCCCGGGCATCTTCAAGTTTCTGAGTCTTCCCTCTGGCTTTTCTCTCATGGCGAGCCGTGAAAGTCATCTGTCTGCGAGTATTTGTTTCAATGTCCCAAGCATATGCCATTACCTTGGATTCTCCGTGGCGCTGTTCCAATTCAATCAAACCGTAGTCGATGTTCCCCCATGCCTGCGCTACAACCTCAGCAAGCCGGATAGAAGGACCACTTATTTTAGAACCGCCTTTTGGAAACTCATACTCTGCTTCCTCTGCCAGTTTTTTTCTCTTACAAGATTGGATGATGCGATTAAACGAAGCTTGTTGGTCCCTAGGGAACTGTTTGGCCATGAAGATAGCTGCCTTCACTTCTTCTGTTTGCCGGGTGTTTGCCATCTGTACGGTTGCAGATTGGACAGGCGGCTCTACCGGCAGGTAGTTGGAATAATCAATGGGTTGGGTATCTTCAAACATATCTATTTGTCCTCCAGACTTGTAATAAGAATGAAATATGTTAAAATGATTTCAAATTGTGTTTTTTTCTAAGTGGACTGTTGCAGCAGTCTACTCTTTTCTTTGTGTATTCAGTTGTAAGTACTTCATATATTGATCATGACGATCAAAAGCAAATACCTCTTTGCCCCTGTACCGTTCTATATATCCTCCCACTTGGCTGAGTCTCCATTGATCAAATGGATCTGTAGTAAATTGGATTCTGATCTTTCCTGACAACTTACTCACCTCCTTCTCAAAAGCTCCACGCCTTCATCTTCTGCGCAGTCCCAGCAGCGCAATTTTCCGTTAATACTTACTGCAGCCCATGCTCCACAATCACATGTAGGTTTGTCTTGCTTGAACGATTCTATTTTGCGAATAAAGTAAGGTTCAACCATACAGTTCTCTAGCATCCTTTTACTCCTCGATTCCAAATTTGTGGCGTATTTCTTGTAGCTCTTCATGCAACATTTCTACTTCTGCAGGATCTTCTGAAAACAGATATTTTTCATAGACACTCATGTAAAGATCATAAATTCCTTGAGCGGTCATATATTACACCTCCTTGATCCAGTCGAACTTTCCATTTTCCTGTTTGGACCTCATTAACAAACTGTTCAAAATTGATACGATGCTTTAACCAAACGTTGAAAAGAACATAATAATTCCCTAACCTATCAAGAGATTCATCTGATATTCGAACAACTGCCACCTTAGCATCATCTAAAATTCGTTGGGCAGTCGTCCGAATTGTTTCCTGCGCTCTGCAATCTGCTACCATGCGGAGTACTTCCCGGCCCTTTAATAAACCAGTAGCATAAACCACGCCCGATGATCTTCCCGTCTCTTTGAAGAGTGTTTCTGATAGAGTCATATCCATTCCCCTTTCAAATATTTTCCTTTCTGGTAGAATGGAAGTTGTCGAGACTTATCATTCTATGTAGAAAGGCGGTGAAACATTGAATATTAATGATGCTTTAAAAAATATAAGGCGCATAAACGAGTATTTGAATCGTATGAGTTTTCCCACTCAACATCTTCAGACTCAAATGAAGTTAATAAGTCGTGATTTCCGGATAACGCAACAATTACAAATGTCATTCAAAAATCTAGCGCCTACTTTCGAAGCTATTCAGAAACAGCAAGAGCTTCGAAAGTTAACTATTGATTGGAAAACAAAATTGAAGCCAATTGCTGAGAAAAGTCGAAGAATCTCAGAGACTCTTGCAAACTTAAAGAATCTTAAAGCTCCTATTCTAGACGAAATTTATCCACACATAGATGGAGTCACTTCTACTTTAAAAGATTTTTATATCAAAGATCATGAAACAAAGTTGCAAGTTGATGATCTTATAGTAAAATCAAAGAAAAAAAGATGGAATTTAGAGGCTCTCCTGAACTTTTCACTACAGGTCATGGCCATATACATTACAATTTTTCTTTCTTCTCAGAGTTCTGACATGCTTGAACAGTTTCATCGTGAAGAAGTGAATCAAAGAGAGCGCCATCATCAGGAAAATATCCAACAGAAAGAACGTCATCATCAAGAATTAATAGGTCAATTACGTAACAACAACCAACAGAAAAATCAAATTGCGGGAATCGAAGATTACTTAGAAAAGTTATTAGATTCAATTATTTTAAGTATTCCTGAATCTTCAGATGATGCTCAGATTGGTCAACAAGATCTTGAAGACGAGTAAGCTCCTCACTATACCATTCATTTAATTCTTCTCTTTGCTCAACCAGTTGTTTATATCGTTGGTTGAGCCTTATTTTTTGTATGTCCGCCAGAATGCCAAGAAATAAAAGCCATGCAGTGAGTATGGATACTGTAATAGCTAGAGATTTCAGAGTAATCCACTTCATGCAATTTCTCCCTTCAAATAGTTTGCTTTATTGTCTCAAACGAAGAAGTGATTATAGAACTGATAATTCAGGTTCTAATTCAAGTGATACGACCATAGCCGCATTGATGTAGACCGTTTTCTTGCCCAATGATAAGGCGATCATGGCATCCATTTCTTTGGGCAAGAACCCATCTTGAACCGGCTTTATTTCAACGTCTGTATATTCATCCCCGGTTATTAGCACAATGCTTTTCGCCTTCAAGTGAACCCCTCCTGTCCAGTTCTTGTTTAAGAGAGCGTAATATAACCTTAATCAGTTTAAGAGCGGATAATGCATTCCTAGTCTCGTTTCTTGTTTTGTTGCGCAATGACGGTGAATCTATGATGGCTTCGATTTGACTTACGGCTTCCATGTACAATATAAGATCGAGGTTACGCCGTCTCGCCAGTGCTGCAAGATAGGATTTTTCAATTTGAGTCATGTACAGTTCCTTTCTGCTTCTTCTTTAGCTTTCTCTAATTTGCTACTGATTTTTTCGATAATCTTCTCTATTGTTACGTGGGTGAATGATTTCTTGAATTGTTTTCATGCTGTCGCCCCTTCCTTAAACTTATTAATGAAATAAACCTGTCCTTTGCCTGTTACTTTAGATGTTTTATTAATGGTGACATGTCCGTCACTGTGAGTGACTGCGGTTTCCTTGATCTCAAACAGTCCCATTTCCATTGCCCGTTGTGTCGGTATGTTGCGGTCCGTTCCTTTGCGTTTAATTAAATAGCCCTGTTTGCGCATCCATTCAAAGAGCCTTTTTTCTCCTATATCGAAGCCGTTTTGTTTCAACATCTTTGCCAGCTCGCCTACCAGTATGGATGTTGGACTGGCTGTTACAGAATCAGCAAACAATACCTTGGGTCTATCTGATTTCACTTGGGCTTCAAGCTGCCGCCTTACTTCACGTTCTTCTTTTAGCTTTGTCGCCGCTTGTATGAGCAGTTCTGGATCATCTAAGAGTTCGTCAGTCGCATACATGCCTGTTTTGCGAATAGCCGGCAGCACTTCGTGAGTCACCCAACGCTTAAACTGTTTGGCTTCGGGTTTGCGGCTGCCAAGGATGAGCGAATATAATCCAGATTCATTTAAGACTTGCATTTGTTGCGCTCCGCCAAGGGTGTCGATTGAAACTACGCCCTTTTCATCCTCATCCATTCGACTAAGAGCGTCGCGGTTATTTTTAATTCCCAACACGTCACAAACATCTTTCGCAACCCACCACGGATGACCGTCTTTCATAATGACGCGAACATCTTTCCCAGTGAAGTTGAATACTTGTAGTTGTTTCATGTATAGCTCCTTTCCATTTTTTAGATCAAAGGTTAAACTTCCTATCAATTGGTAGCCTGAAATTGATCAGTGCAATGATCGTTTCTGCATTTTTCCTTAATTGCTCAGGGTTGTCCTCCAACGATTCGTTCGTTTGTGCAAGTAACTCAATCTGACGTTCAACAATTTGTTTAGCTTGTTCGGTAAACATGTTTCTCACCTCCTATTTCAATTTTTAAATCATTCTTCCAAACAACTACGACAAACCGGCTTTCCTTGGGGACCACGAATAAGATCCTCTATTGATCTGCAAATGGTGCAACCGGGGTTATACTTGTGAAGGATTACTTTATTCTCATCGACAAAGATATCAAGCGGCTCTCCTTCACTTATATCCAGGGTTTCGCGAAGTTCTTTCGGAATTACTAACCGTCCTAATTCTAGACCTAAATCACAATCTATTAATGCTTGTATACTTTGCATAAAGCTTCACTATAGGCATTCGCTTCATCGAGCCACTTGAGACGTTCAAGTCGTTTTTTACAGATGCTGATTTATTCATTTTCATGCTCCTTCAGCCGTTCTTCACAAAATTTTATGCTGTCTTCGAGTTTCCTTTTTATTAGCGCCCGTAGTTCACTGTCTAGGGCGAAATCCATAAAAACCATCGTTTCATCTTGAGTCCACACATAGAGCCATCCGTGATAACTGTTGATTTTAGTAAGCTGTGACTTGAGTTGTTCGAGATGTCTTTTTATAGATGCAAGGTTTGGTTCATTCATTTTCATGCTCCTCCTCTTTTGGCGTAATGATATCAAGGGCATATTCAATTTTGTCTACATCCGTTTCTAAACAATTTAGTTCAGCTTTGATATGCTGTATTTTGGTTTCAAACTCATATTTCTTTATTAGAAGTAACAGGTGGGGATCAGTCACAGTTTCGAGATGTTCTTCTTCGCACAAGTGTATTCTCCTATTGCCAGATACCGTATTTTTTACCTTGTCAATGTCTATGTAGCAGATATCATATCTCCACTTTCCATAGTTTTCCGGATACGTCTTGCTTACTATTTCTGCAATTTTTCCTCCCCGTATCATTGCGAAATCTCCTACTTTAAACTTGCTGTTCGGCTTGGCTTTTTCATTCATTCAACTTCAGCTCCTTTTTTTATTTGTTTTGCCTTTTCGATGATTACTAATTGATTCATGTATATCTCCTTTTTGGTAGGATTTTTGACCTTTCCTGTAGAATATTGGCAGTTATCCATACTTACCAATTACTAGAAGGAAGGAGGAGAGCTCCATGAACAAATTCAAAATCGAATTATTGGAGAAAGCATTTGAGAATTACAACAAACACGGTAATTCCGAAGCTTGGTGCCAGTGTAAAAATATGAATGACTGGATGTACTATTCCGAAGCAATTCGACATCTTGTAGATGAGGGATATATCACCACTGATGATGATTTTGATCCTGATGAGAACGACGTATTTTTAGCTATTGCCAAACCCATTCGATATGAACTCACAACAAAAGGATTAAGTTACATCAAGGAAGGTTGACCAAGTCATATCCACTGGGAACGATAGGGTTACCACAACTTGTCGTTCCCATTTTTTTAGATCCATGCCCCTAAAAAACGGAAGCAGTTCTTCTGCACTTGCGTTCTTCAACTCTTCAAGAAGCAACTTACACATTAGTTGTTTTTGTTCCTCTCTACTTCCCGTCTTCGAAACCTCAGATCCAATGTAGTCGTCTAACACTTTCGTAATGTTCATTGCCTTGTTACCTCCTTGATTCATTTCCTTCAGCTCCTTTTCGTTTCTTCAAAAAATGATGCTTCCAATTGTTTGATTTCCAACTTGATTTCTTCCTTCAACTCTTCATCATTTATCAGGTGAGCAAGGAAACCGAGTCGTTTAAGCCCATTATGCATCATTACTAGATCGGCGTTTCGTTTTAAACATTGCCACAACTCTTGAATCTCCTCCGCAGAGAGATTGTCGTTAAGCTCGCATAGATTGTTATGTTTCATACAAAGTTCAGCCAACCTTCTGTGTACGGGGTGTATGCAGACTTTGGTTTCTGTCATGTGTGGTTCCTCCTTTCAGTTAACAATCTGGCATCTCCTTTTTAATTATTAGTGTGCGCGATAATTTCGTTCTTCTTGCTCGCGAACCCACCTATCCAGACTAACCGTACTAAACAAATACTTTGGCTTCCTGCTGCCCTCTGAACCGATACCTCTATGCGGGATGCGTTTTTCTCTGCACAATTGGCGTAGTGTATAGTCGGATATCCGTAGATATTCGCAAGCCTCTGAGAAAGTTAGAGTGCGATCTGTCGGAATAGACAGTCGTTCCAGGATGCGTTTTTCCGCTTCTGCTACTTGAGTTGCTACTATATCAGCGATTGCTTTTTCTACTGCGGTCATGATGCCTCAGACTCTCTTTCAATGACAGGTAGGATTCCTTGTTGCTTCAACAGATCATAGATGAAGAGTCTCCCTTTTTGAGTCCATTTCATAGTTACTTTAGATTTATCAGCGTCGATTACATGAGTGCTGGTTTGCGTATATCCTTTGTCTTGGTACTTCGCGTAGAGCAGCCAGATGTCTCCTTGCTTATACTGCACTTTTAATTCATGTAGCTTTTGATTGAAAGCTATAGCACTCATTCCGTAGTCTTTGGCGATCTTGGAAACGGACAAAAGCGATTTGTTCTGAAGCACCATGTCGTAGTAGGATGCTTTGGGTTGTAATTCATTTACCTGTTGGGTTAGTACCAACTTATCTGTTGTTAGAGCGGCTACTTTCTGTTCAAGATATTCATGGGCTCGTTTGATGACCATTTCCGGGCTGTTCCACTTCCGTTCAATGTCTAAGAAGTATTGCCTTGCCTGCTTACCTTTGTCGTTCCGCTGAATCATGGAGATTTCTTTGGCCATTTCGATTTTGATGTGGTGGTCAACCATGCCATGTTCCCGACCGTGCGATGTTACTCTTTTTTGAGTAACTTCAATGTAGTCCACATTCTCAACAAATCCATATTCCACCATTCTTTTAAACCAGTCGTTGTACCGAGTACCAACTTCTAAAAATTCATGTAAATCACGACCACTTACAAGTAAGTTTCCATTTTCATTTGAATGTGTTGGGATCATTTCGTTCATTGTGTTATCTCCTTTTCTTATAATCTTTGGCACATACCAATTACTTCGGTATCGTCATTGACATACGATCTATAGGTTCGTTCAATCCAACGAATAGCTTCATCCTTGGTCATACGCCGTACTTCTTGCTTAATGGCCGCTGCCGTTTTACCGTATTTTCGTGTAGCCAGAAGTTTGTAATATTCATCCATAAACTTAATAGCCTTTGGAAGCTTATCATCAATCGCTGAAAGATATGAAAACTTGACGATGCCTCGACCAGAAAATGCACGCCCTTCTACCGTGTCCGTTACGTCGATATCTTCCTGTAAGAGCGACTTACTATTGTCTTGCATCTTCTTTAAACGCCGCATCGTTACATTTGGAGCGTTCACCTGTGTTGCATATGAGACAAAACGAACGTCCTTATCGTAATCCAAGATCTCTCCGTTTCTTTGGTACTGCTCAAGAGTAACTTTTATCCCTACCGCCGCTGTCGATATATCCTCTGCCTCAGGGTAAACGTGGTATATGCCACCTTCGTATACGACAATTGCATATTTAGAAAAAGGGTCTTTATCGTTGATTGGAAAAGCAAATATTTTACCGCCTAATTTCTTTCTTATTTCTTTTGCCTTTTCGGTAGCCAGACGTTTGTAATTTTTCATTTTGCAAGTCACCCCTTATCTCTAAAGTCCCACTTGTTTAATCAATTCCGTGTTTTATTGCATTTTGTAAAAGGTTCGCTTATACCCCTATGGTTATATGTACGAAATGTGTACAAAATAAAACAAAGGGTATTGCAAAAAGTCACTATATGTGATTTAATGGGTGTAGAAAAGTTCCTCTATACTTTTATTATAGAATTTTGAAACTTTTATCTTAGTTTGGTCGCTACCTTTTCGTTTTCGTGCTTCTAACATTGCTAACATACCATGGGAAATTCCAATTTTCTTTGCTGCTTCAGAAATTGTTAGTCCCATATTTTTACGTGCATTAATCAAAGCAGTGTTCATACTTCCTCCTCCTTATTATCACCATTTGTGATTTTCTGATTTGATTGTACTTCACTATAGGTGATTAGTCAATACGTTTTTATCACTTTTTGTGTTTTTCTAATTATGTTTTGGAGGTGAATAAAATGACTACCCCTAAATTTTTAGGTTCAAGAATGGCTGAACTTAGGAGAAAAAGAAATATGACGCAGGCTCAACTCGCCTCTAAAATCAAAAAATCAACAAGTACTGTAGCCATGTGGGAAATTGGAAAACGAGATCCTGATTCGCAAATGATTATAAAACTATCCTCTATATTTGATGTGTCTACTGACTACTTGCTTGGACGGACCAATGACCCAGACGATGGATTGAAATATTCTTATTGGGAAAATGGAAGTTCAAACGAAAAATTTAGCAAAATCGAGAATTATCGTAAAATTGAGCGATTTGCTAGGAAAGTATCAAATGAAGACTTAGAAAAAGCGGTGAAAATATTAGACGCTGCATTTGAACATGCATTTAATGGTGACGATGATGACGATGATGACGATGATATCTAAGCCTGACTTCAAAAAAGCTGAATGGGCGGCGTACAAGCTTTTATATGATAATGGCATTAACGAACTACCCGTTAAAGTGAAGGAACTAGCGAAAATTTACCCGAACCTCAAAATCAAAACATACTCTTGGTTTGGAAAGGACAGCGGAAAGTCTATTGACGAAGTGTGTAGCTTTGCTCATAGCAACGAAGGGTGTTGTTATTATAAAAGCGATGTCGGCCAATATATAATCTTGTATAACGACACTGTCAAAAATAAAGGACGCATTCGTTGGACGGTGGCGCACGAATTGGGGCATTTTATTTTAAAGCATAACGAAATTACTGACAAAACAGTTCTTGCTAGAAGTTCTCTAACTCAGACTGAGTACGAAACTTTTGAGAAAGAGGCTGATTGTTTTGCAAGATCTTTATTGGCTCCACAAAGTGTTCTCCTTGCACTAGAAAGACTCGCTCTTTCTGATGTAAAAGAATTATGCAATCTCTCAAAAGAGGCTTCGATTAATACTCTAAAATTTCTTAATGAGGGGGTAAAACTAGGGCGTAAGTTTGACCCGAATGACGCGTTAGTAAAACTGTTTAGTGACTTTATATTTGCAAAAAATAATGAACATCAATGTCGGAATTGTAAGTGTGTATTTATCTTTTCCAACCCGTCTTATTGCCCAGTGTGCGGTTCTAAAAAACTTAAACGTAAAAAAGGTGGGACTTACATGAAATACAATGGTTTTACTCTAGACGAAAATGGGCGTGCCTTACGTTGCCCTAAATGTGATAACGAAGAAATTTCTAACGGCGAATACTGTAAAATTTGTGGTGTTAATATAGTTAATAGATGCGCTAATAGATACTTTGACGTTTGCACTGGTGAAGAGATTATTAATTGTAGTGAGCTCGCTGAGGGAAATGCTAGGTATTGTGTGCATTGTGGACATAAAACTACATTTTTCGAAAAATCCCTTCTTGACGATTGGGAAAATACGATTTCAGATGAGGACTTGCCATTTTAATAACAACTTAGAAACAGGCTTTGCTTCTCTTGCCAGCCGCAAGGCTGTTTATTATACACTTTAACAGAACATATGTTTGATTAGGAGGAATTATAGTGGCAAAAGGTAGCATTGAAAAACGAGGCGAAAACACTTGGCGGCTGACAATTGATCTTGGATATAACCAAGATGGTAGCCGTAATCGGCTAAGAAGGAAAGTTGTTGTTGAGGACAAAGCATTATTAAAAACAAAAAAGAAGCTGAGAGAATATTTAGAGGATGAGCTTGCGAAATTTAAACAAGAAGTGTTATCTGGCGAGTACGTTAAACCGGAGAAAATGACACTAAAACAATTCATTGAAAATGAGTGGGAGCCTAAGTATGCGTCAAAACCTAAAAACCTGTCTCCACTGACATACAAAACGTACATGCACCACATTGAGAATCATATCATGCCGACGTTTGGACATAAGTTTTTAGGAGATATAAAGACACTGCACATTGTAACCTTTATTGATGATCTCGGTAAACCTGGGTCACGTAAGGATAATAAAGGTGATACTCTTTCACCCGGCACAATTCAGTTTATCTACCGTGTATTAAAAAATATTCTGACCAGAGCTACGGAGTGGCAGTTGATTAAGTCTAATCCAACAGTTGGAGTGAAGAAGCCAAAAGTAGAACAAACCGAACTTGACTTTTACGATGAAAAAGAAGCAAGAGAAGTTATCAAGGCACTTTATCAAGAACCGCGACGATGGAGATTATTAATTCTAGGTGCCATGATTGGCGGTTGCCGACGAGGTGAGCTGGTTGGATTAGAGTGGTTTGATGTCGATTTTGAAAACAAAACCATCAGTATACGAAAAAGTATTTCTTTAACTGTGGATAGTCGTGCAATTGAAAAGGAACCTAAGTCTAAAAGTTCCATACGAACCATCGATATGCCTCAATGGTATATGGTGGAACTTAAAGAATATGAACGTGAATGGAAAAAAGAAAAATTGTCTGTCGGTGATAAATGGATCGGAGGCGATAGACAATATGTTTTTCACGCTGGTTTGGGCAAGCCGTATTTTTATTCCTACCCATCGGAATGGTGGAGCAAATTCATCAAACGGCATGATCTGAAACGCGTACGATTCCACGATCTCAGACATTCAAGTGCCACCTTACTTATTGAGGCTGGAGCGTCAATGAAGGCAATTCAGCAAAGGCTTGGACATTCCAAGCACCAAACAACAGCGGACGTTTATGCTCACGTTACAAAGAAAGTTAGTAGAGAGACCGCTGAAAAATTCGATAAGTTTGCACCAGATAGTATTCGCCCCCAATCCGTCCCCAACAATAAAAAATAG